GTTCACCGACAGATACATATGTTACCGGGTTCAAGAGAGGATCGCAATGTCGAACCGAACCGAAGTCGCGGCGAAGGTCGAAGAGCTTTCAACTACGTTGAACGTCGATGTCGAAGACATCGAGGTGACCATCAAAGATGGTTTCACCACTCAGACCATCAGCGGAGCTGATGTGAAACAGTTCCTCACCGAAGGTGAGGACACGCAGTCTCCGGAGGAGACTGAGGATGACCCCGAAGGGGTCGATGAAGATGAGGATAGCCCCGAAGGGGCTGATGAGGATGAGATGACGGCTCCTACGGAGAATCTCGTCGAAGACGAGTTTGACACCGAAGGTGTCGAAGCACAGCTCTACGAGCTGGACTACAACAGCGAACTGAAGCCTTTGGCTTCAAGTGAACTGGATGAATGGCCGGAGTCTTCGACTCAGGATGATCTGGTCGAAGCCCTCATCGAAGATGGATACACTATCGAAGATAGTGATGAGCAGTCTACGACTGACGAAGAGAACGACGAACAGTCTACGACTGAAGAACAGTCTACGACTGATGATGTCACCGAAGGTGACCTGATCGAGATGGGAGTGAAGGAGGATCACCTTGAAAAGGTGATGGAACTCCGTTCGAAGAACGGAGTCTGCCAGAAGGAGGACTGCCCCTACGGGGCAAATGACGGATCGGACTTCTGTGCTTCGCACAGTTCCTCTTCGAAGTCTTCGACTTCGAATGAGTCTTCGAAGAAGACTAACGCCGAGAAGGTCGGTCAGGTCAAAGACCTGTTCGACCTGAATCAGCTTGAAGCTGATGCGGTGGTCTTCCAAGTTTCCGAAGGAAACTACGACAGTTACAGCGAAGCTGTCGAAAACCACCTCTAAGGGTCGAAGACCCTTCGAAGACTCAAAGTCTACGACTTTGAGACTTATCACAAAGTGATACCGATGCCAATGACCATCACCTTCGGTGACGGTAAGGCTTCGGCCTTAGGCCGACTTGCAGTTCGGAGAACCCCAAAGATGTCCAACGAATCTGAAGCTACGACGGTTGAAACGCTGATCGAAGAACTTGAAGCCGATGTCGAAGACATGGAACCCCTTCCAACCCCTTCCGAAGCTGACCTTGGAGAACTATGCCGAACCGAAGGTTCGATCCAGTTCGAAGGTTGCTCCCTCCTTGAGGGAGTTGATGGCGAAGCCATCGAGGAGGTCAGTCGATGACTGACGAACCCCGAAGCCTCACCGAAGAACCTCCGACCTTCGAAGAGCTGTTCGGAGAACAGGAGGAAGACGATGACTGATCTCGAAGAGATTCGACGACGAAGAACCCCGACCCTCAAAGAGGGTATCGAGAAGGAAAGAGCGAAGGAGGAACCCTTCTGGAGTGACTTCGAGAACCCCGAAGGACCCTTCGAAGAGATGCTGAGGGAGAAGTCCGAAGGACAGAAGAACCACCTTCGGTGGAAGCGAAGCCAGAACCCTTCTCCGAAGGGTCGAAAGCTGGAATTGGGGTGGGACTAAGATGAGTGAAGCGAAGCTTCACCTTCGACAGTACGAAGACCTTGAAACCGATGGATGGCTTTCCGGTGACAAAGGGGTTGGAAACGGTTCAAGGGTCAGGGAAGACTTCGAAGTCGATGAACGACTTAGTTCACCGGACTTCGACTTCAGCTCCGACGATCCAGCGAAGCTGGATGAAAGCCTCGAAGCTACCTTCAACCCCGAAGGGAGGTTCGAAGGATGACTAAGAACGACGAAGAGCTAACGAAGAGCTTCGACCTTTCGAGGGACCCTTCGGATTACGAAGCTTCGGATCACCTGATCCAACGGATCAAACAACGTCAGTTCCTCGAAGCTGACATAGTGACCGAAGTGATCGAAGAAGGGTCGGTCGTTAAGACCGATTCCGATGGAATCACCCTTGAAGGTGATTGGCTCAATTCAACCTTTCAGGTTGTGGTTGCTCCGAACAACGGAGTTGTCCAGACAGCTTACGAAGTAGAGTCTTAAAGACTCTAAGCGGTACGCTTTTTTTATTTAGCGATCCTAAGGAACCCCTTCGGAGCCTTCTCGAAGCTTAACGCGGGCGTTTTTAAAGGAACCGCGCCAATTGGAATTGGCGGGATCGAACGCGAAGCTTCGGGATCGAGCGCGAAGGGATTTAACGCGCCCGAGCAACCCTAAGGGGTCCCCTTAGGAAAGACAATCCCCTTTTGTTTTCAGAAGGTTTGAACCTTCTATGGTTCTAATTTCGGAAGGGATAACAGCGAGAAGGGGGCGGGGATGACCCTAAGGCATCCCTTAGGAAAAAGAAACAGTAATTTCGAGGAAGGTTCTTCCCTTTAATTAGAACAAAGGAAGGAAGGGAACCTTTGTTTAACTTTAATTAACGCGGGCGAAGAGTCTGATTCTGGATCGGAGAAACCCGAAATTTTTGCCGGTTTTCGATCCGCGTCTGGCAAGATTTGCCGCTACCAAAACCAAATCGGGGGGAAATTAGCTAATACCGAGAATTTGGAAGATAGAGCCTCTCTATCGGTGGTTTGGAGAATTTTCTTTATACCATGATCTCCTTTTATTCCACAGCAAAATCCGGTGAAAGACCCCGTGAAGAATCATGACAAATACCGGGGAAAATCGCCGGACTTGCACGCGGGAAGACACTACGGTCTGACCGCCGACTCTGATCGTCGTAAATCGACACCTTTATGTATTGGTGGGGTCAAGTACCTATCGTCGCCGCCCCCCGCCCCGATCCGGTTTTCCCCCGGCTCGCGTTGAAGGGGTGGTGGCGAAGGGGGGTTTCCCCCTTATGTAAGCTCAGACGGCTTCTCCCATTAAGGGCGGAGGTCGAAGGGGTTTCCCCCCTTCCCACTTCGTTCCTTGACAGGGGTTAACATCGGTAGCTTGGCTCGCTTTAAGCGAGGCTCCAAGCGTCCAGACCTTCCCTTTCGGGAAGTTAGGGGCGTGGAGGGTGTTAAAGAGTGTAAGATGGCTTAAGCACGGGACGGATGGTCAAATTGTACCCCTTTAAGGGGGAAGTGTCACCAGCCGCCGAATACCTAAAAACTCCGACTTAGATTCGGGGATAGTTCGACCCTGAGAGCTTATGAAGTTAATCACGTCGCGGTCTTCGGAAGAAGACTTCGAAGCGAAGCCCAATCTCGGCCTTGCTCCCTGATCGCTAAGGGAAGAGGGGTATGAAGGGACGAAAGCAGAAGACCTTCGAAGTCATAGTGGGAACGACTCCCGGCAGGGGGTATTGCCCCATTAAGGACCTTCGCGGTCTAAGACTCGAACCTAAACGGTAAGCGTCTTAGGCTTCGGCAGGGAACCGCCAGCTTCGCCTCCACCGGAAGGTGAGGCGGTAGGAACCCTTCGCGGTGAAGAAGGGGGACCCGAAGTGACGATCCTTGGAACACATGACTTAGGGTTCGAAGGAAGTCCACGAAGACCGAACGACTCACTAAGTCTACGATGACACCGTGATAGAGCCAAAGACAGCCACGGAAAACCGGACGTTGAAGCTTTGAGCAAAGGTCCCGAGAGGGGTCGTTGACCGGCACAAAGTGGAGTTACGGGGCAAATGTCGAAGTTAGAACCTTCGCTAAAACGACTGGCGGAACGGGACTTACCGAAGTTAGCTCCTTCGAACCTTCACCCTCGAAGCAAAGAGGGACGAAGGACTTGCCGAGTGACAGCAGGAGTCCTTACGGCGATGAAATCACGCAACTGACGAAGCCCAAAGATAGCGACCAGTCAGTAAGGGTCGAAGGGGAATTTATACGCCCTTCGACCCCTGACCCCGACCCTTCCCTTCGGGAAACAACAGGGATCGTGAGCCGACTCCACGTTAACGAGTCGGAACCTTCGAACAATGAGCTTCGACTTTGCAGTAACGACGGAAGACGCAGAGCCTTCGAACAACGACGCTGACAACGAAGACGTTCCGGACTTCGTATCCAACGAAACCGGCGACCTGTACCTCGCTTCGGTGATCTACAAACGACTTCAGGATGCCTTCCTGAAGCAGATGGACCTCGAAGAGCTGAAGGTCTACTCCGACGACACCCTCGAAGATGCACCTCGGCTTCTCGGTGAACACAAAGATGCTCACCCTCAGCAGAAGCTCCACTTGGTGTCGGTACTCTTCAAGAGTACCGCTGGCAAGCTTCAGCTTGAGAACGATCATGCTATCGGCCTGAACAACAGCATGATCCCTTCGACCCACGAAGAGGTTCAGAGCGATCATAGCTACGCTCTGTGGTCTTCGGACCTTCCGACGATCACCACCGAAGCCCTGACCGACGAAGAGGTATCGAACTGCGAAGAGTTGGGGATCGACCTCTCGAAGGTCAGCATCCATCAGGATTCGGCTGAAACCCCGATCCTCTCGGTTTGGGGAGAACGTCTTCCCATCGCTGTCGAAGAGGGGACCGAAGTGATGGATGCTCTGAAGATTCTTCAGAAGTGTCCCGACGAACCTTCGGCCTACACCGAAGATGGCTTCCGAGAGTCTTCCCATCCCGAAGTCTTCAACGAAGTCGAAGGGGAGCTTGACGAAGAAATCTACGGTGATGACACCGAAGAGCAGTCCACCGACGAAGACTCTACGGAGTCGAAGTACCCCGACTTCGATCTGGCTTCGAACCCGGAACGAGTCAACGAAGTCTCGGTGAACGCCCTTCGGGGTCACAACGGTTCCCCGAAGCGGCTTCATGTCACCAACATCGACTCGGAACGAACCATCCAGCTTCTTCTGAAGCACGAAACTGAAGCTGACAACACCCGAAGCTCGGCGGTCCAGCGGCTCAAAGAGCGACGGAACGCTCTGAAGGGTAACGACGAAGAGGAACCTTCGGAAAGTGAGGCTCCCGAAGAGAACGACGAAGGGGATGACGACGACGGTACGAAGTCCCTCGACGAACTGGCGAAGCTCTTCGACCTCTCCAGTATCGAGAAGGACGCCGTTCAGTTCCGAACCGACAAGAAGGGCGACTTCGACTCCTACGAAGAGGCTGTGAAGTCCCTCGACTTGGCGTAAGACTCAAGTCGAAGGGCTTTGAGGCTTAGGACGTAGCCGAAGTGAACCTTCGGGGTTCCATCAGCGTCATGGCTGGCTTCGGCCTTCGGGAAGATCAGCTTCCCACTTCGACCATGGAACGAGAAATCGAGATGGAAGACGCAAGTCGAATCATCGACGACCGAGACGAAGCGAATCCTGACTTCGAAGTGCAGAAGGAGCTGTCCTGCACTAACACCGGCTTCGGTGGAAAAGACCCTGCTTCGGAACCGGGCTTCGAGGCAGAAGTCGGATCGACGAGGTACGAAGCATGACTCTGAAAGACAACATCGACAACAGCGAAGAGATCGAAGAACGTATCGAAGAACACGAAAAGCAGAAGGAACAGCAACGGCTCGAAGAGAAGCGAGAAAACACGAAGTGGGGAGGTAAGATCAACGATGAGTGAAGACCCTTCGAACAACGGTGACTACTGGAAGTACGAAGTAGACACAGTTCAGCGACATGGAACGACGGCGGCGACAAAGGCTCGGCGTCATGGCGAAGTGAGCTACCCCGAACCGAGCGACGATCACGAAGCGAAGGATCGAAACGAAGGAACTGGCTTCGACCGAGACGGAATCCCCGAGGGTATCTGATGAGCTTCGACTTCGATATTGACTTCGAAGGAGATGGTAAATCCGACGAAGAACTTCTCGATGAAACCCTTTCGGAAGATACCCACGAAGAGCCAGAAGGTGCGCCGACCTTCGGTGATGACATGAGTCAACGACAGTTCCGAGATGCCTGTGAAGAGTATTCAAAGTGGGCTGTTCAACACTACGACACTCTGAACGACGTTGACCTTAGCAACGTCACCATCGAAGTGTCGGGAAAGATGGTTCGAACGGCTGGAAAGGCTGGCAAAGCTCCGAGTCGGATGCCGACCGACTTCATGATGCGCTTTGCGATGGGAGCTTACGATAAGTGGGGATGGAACGATCAGATGCAAAGCACCATCCGCCATGAACTAATCCACATCGTCCAGTACCAAGACAAAGGGACCGGCGATCACGGCTTCGGCTTCAAACGAATGGCCGACAAGTTGGGATGTGAAGTTCATTGCCAGAAGTTCACAGACTACGAAATCGGCCTGTTCTGTTCGGAGTGCGAAGAGATGATCGGTGGTCGGTATCGGGAGTGTAAAACGACGAGAAACCCCGAGCAGTATCGGTCGAAGTGCTGTAAAGCGAAGCTGTATTCGGAGAACCTGTAACCATGTTCGACAAAGGAACCCTCGAAGCGGCGAAGGACGAACTGATGAACAACCAGCGAATCATGACGGACGGCGGCGACCTTCCTGACTACCTCACCGAAGACGATCACGACTTCGAATCCTTCCGAAGCCGAGTGAGGTACTTCGTACCGGGAGAGATCAAAAAGGACGTTCCCTGCGAAGAGCTTCCCCGAAGGGATGCCTACGATGGGAAGATGATGAGCTTCGCCAAGACGGAGATGACCTTCAACGAAGACCTCGAAGCCAGCATCATCAACGTAGAGGCTTGGCTTCACGGTCATTGGCTGGAAACCATCGAGATTCCGGAAGAGATAGAGATGAGAGAAGGGTCGTTCTTCCCTGATCTCAACAAAGCCACCATCGAGATGGACCTCGTTCTGGAAGAAGTCATTCGAGCTTCGAGACAGCGAGCGAAGGAAGACTCAACTCACTTCCTCTACATCTTAGGAAACTGGACGTACCTCGCTTCGAACAACGATCATGTTTCGGACAGAGTAGCCCGAGACTTCCATCGAGCCTTCGAACGAGGAAGGCAGAACTGCATCAACCCTCCCGGTGATGCAACCACCGAAGAGTTCAGAGGTGGTGCTGAATGAAACTGGAGATCGGCAACACATGGGAAAGCAAAGATAGCGATGAAATCGCTACCATCGAAGGCCTCGAAGTGATCGACAAACAGCTCCCTCTCGGTGAAGTGGTAGTTCCGAGGGATGGTGACGAGAAGGTGAAAGTGCGGATCGAACGGGGCGAAGTTCCGTGGTACACTACCACAATGACCCTTCGTGATCTCAACGAGAACTACGAACGGCGTAGACGCCCCGACCTTCCCGCTTAAGTCTCTTAGTGGGGGGATAGGAGACTTACAATGTATGAAGTAGTCATCCGATACCGGCGCAACGAACAGAGCGACATGAAAGAAATCCGCGTTCAGAAGACTGGTGAAGCGTCCGATGTCTTCGAAGCGGCGACGAGAATCGTACCGGATCAACACGAAATCGACTCGGCAGTCCTTAACCGACTATGACAACCCAAGCAACCCTCTCGCAGACGACGGAACAGATCGAAACTGATGAAGACGAAACGTTCGGTGTCTTTCAGGACGAATACGGCTTCACCGTCACCGAAGAAGTCGGCCTGATGGAGCTTCTGAACTACGACACCAACAACTCCCCCTTCGAGGAGTACCTTCACATGATCCCGGTCCCCGAAGAACGACGGCTTCACATCTACCGGACAGTCAGCGAAGGGTATCCCAACGTTCGAGTGAAGACCACCATCGAAGACGTTCGCTTCATCGCTAACAACCTCGTCGGAGATCACGACAAAGTTCGGAGCTTCTACCTCACTTCCTGTGAAGCTCGAACCCTCATGATGGCTCTTCGGTCCTACATCCTCGAACAAGGGGAGAGCCTTCGGCTGACCTACTACGAAGACAACGGAAAGGGGATGTTCGAGAACCGAAGTATGGGTGAAGAGTCACTCTACATTCGGTACAACGCTTACGGTAACGATGAACGTGAGGCAACGATCAACAGTACCTACACTTCCCCGACGCATCAGATCGCTGGCTTCGAACCCCTTGGAGGTGAAGAATGAGTCTCGTTGCTCTTCAGATGAAACAGCATCTCGAAGATGGTGATTTCACTCTCGAAGAAGCTGAAGAATGTGCAAAGAAAGTGATGGAGCTTCGAGAAGAGTACCCCGAAGCATGGTCGATCATGGCTCTCGCTGATGATGAAGTTCTCCGGAGGTTCGTAGAATGATGCTCGAAGCACAGGATGTCAGCGTCGGAGACTTCATCAGCGGAGCGTTGGTGGTGAAACGTTACAACAGTTCCAACGGGCTTGAAACAGCCGTGTTGGAGGTTCGAGAGACTGACGTGAAGCATCTCCGAAGAGAGATGGAGCAGTTGGGGTGGGAAGAAGACTACCAACAGGGTAACAGGATTTGGTTCCGACATGAGTAATCCCTTCGACAACGAACCGATTGACAGATTCGAGGCGGCATTGAGGGCAGAAGACGCCGAAGTTCTGTACCGAATAACTGCAAGAGAAGACTACGAACATGGTGACGAAGTGGGTTTCATCTACCACGAAGGATGGAGCTTCGCTGTCTGTTGGGAAGATGGTGAAGTGGTGAAAGGTCACTTCGCTTTCGATGGAGAAGATAAGGGCTTCTTCCCATCTGGAACAGAGTGGATGATAACCAACAACAACTCCATCGACTACGGACTTGATTCATGAAGGATTACGATTTCATCGACCCCGACCTTCCCGAGGATGAACCGGATGAAGAACAAGCGACAGTCGAAGGAACTTCGAAGCTTCTCGAAGGGGACACGTCGCGTTTCCTCGTCGATGATGATGAAGAAGAGGAAGAACAGTCAGAGGGTGTTCCCTATAGTGTTGACCCTACAGGGGTTAACCCTAATTCTAACTGTAGCGGTAACAGCGAGAAGGGCGCGGGGTTGAAAGACAGGGTTATCGCTTGGGTTAAGACTCTATTCTATTAGAAAGACTCAAGTTCTTAGGAGTAGAGTCTTAGGGTGAAACAGGGATCGTCCCTGTTGGGAGGGAGTTAGTCGCCCTTCCCCTGATGATGCCCATGACTTAGGGACTAATCTCGAATGAAAGACAAAGAACCAGTTGCCTACGTCTATCAGGTCGTTCCGGATAATCCTGATTGGAGTAAGCAATCACCGGCGTTCGATCCCCATTGGAGTGTCACTTTTGAACACCCCGATGAGCGGTTCGAAGGAATGGATGGCGTGAAAGCAATCGACGTTACCCCCCTCTACGAAAATGAGTGACAACACCGAACTTACGACGATGGAGCAGAAAGAAGCGGAAACTGAAGCCCCGGTTATCGACGAGTCGAAGTCGTGGGGTTCGACTCAAGTGAAGGACATCGGAGCGGTTGGTGAGGATCATCAGCTCGTTCAGGAGATCGGACGGTCGGCTCTCGAAACGCAGTCAGCGAAGGGAGCAGGAGAATTTCTCTCGGACTTCATCTACGAAAGCGACAAGGCATGGCCTCGGGAATGGCTCCAGAACCACGAGACGGCCTGTATTCGACGCTGTAAAGACCTGATCCGGCACTCCCCGGAGTACCCCGAAGGGTGGCTCACCATCACGAAGTTCGTCGATGCTGAAACCGGAGAAACCGTGGCGTCGAAAGACGACATGGATAATCCCTCTGACGTTCGAGTCATGGAAGTCCCTCGACCCATTAGTGAGGTGGTTGAGGCGGCCAGAACCCTCGGTTACGATCCGACGATCACCTTCGATGTGTTCCTCGACGCTCGGCGGATCATCACCGAAGACAACGGGATCGGCATGACTCCCGTCGAATTTGCGGGAGACTTCAACACAATCTTCCAAGGTGGCAATGGTGACGACGAAGAAACCGGCGGGATGTTCGGTGTCGGTTCCGAGTCGTCGGCTCTGGTTCACGGAAAGGATGGCGGGATGGAAGTAGAGACTCGGAGCATCCAGCCAAGCGAAAACGGCGGAACCAGAGAAGGCTTCCGGGCTTACAGCTACCTCGGCGGAGCCAACGCCCTTCCCGGTGAAGTCGAAGATGGGTTCTTCGGGACTCGCTTCAAGCTCCCTGTTCAGGATAGCTTCGACCTATCCAACCTTCAGAGTTGGATCGAAGACTACACCGAACAGCTTCGTATCCCGGTGCTGTACCGGGAACACGATGCCGGAGCTACCCCGGTCGAAGAAGAGTATGAAGCCTCGAACTTCATCGAGAGCTACGACGATCCTGAAGTAGTGGTGGATCGCCCCGGTGAGTTTTCGGTGGTTGCCGGTCCTGATGTGATAGACACTTCGGGATACGGAAGTAGCGATGATGAAGACACCTTCCTCGTCTCCATCGCCATCGACCGAAACACCCGGTACAACATCAAGACGTTTTGGGACTGTGCGATTCAGCTTCACGACGAACAGAGTCGGATCGTCGCCGGTCCCCACCGTGGCTTCTACCACTACAACAACAAGGTGTACCGAACGACGAAGCACGAAGATCAGATCGCCAAACTTCACGACGACGACGTTCCGATGCCTCAACCCACCGGGGACCGGGACCGACTCAAGAAGTCTTCGGAGACGAAGCGGTTCTTCGCTCACGTTCAGGAAACGGTGAAGTCCAAAGAAGTGAGCAAGGTCAGCAAGATCGCAGAGCGGATGGAAGAGGCTGACCATCCCGCTGAAGCTATTCGAGGCAAGCCCGAAGACTGGAACCTCTTCAAGAAGATGGTCAACTACCACGGCCATCGTCGTGTTCTCAAGAAGCGTCGGAAGTTCGAGGGCTTCATGAACCAGCGAGATGAACTTCCGGACTTCGACGACGAAAGTCTCGATCAGCTTTACGGGCTGTTCAATAAGATCGAGCATTGTCATCGAAGCGCGTCTTCTTCGACGAAGAAGCGACGGCGACGGGAGATGATGCTCGGTGAGCTTCTGAAGAACGACCCCGGAGAAGTCTACATGGCGGCTTCAACCGGAGGGAACTTCACGAAATACTGGAAGGTTGCGAAGAACACCCATGATGACGTAGAAATCATCGTGGTGTCTTCTTCGAAGTACACTCCGTTCAAAGAGAACTTCGGCTTCAAGAAGCTGAAGAATGTCCCGCTGAAGCAGGACGACGATCACGACTACGACGTTCCTGACTCCATTCACCGGGATCGTGTTGAGAAGGGCAAGAAGTTCGGTCGAAAGTCGAAGGCCGAGAAGGTCGAGGAACGAAACCTCAAGATTCGAAGCGACGGAGATTCGTCTTCCATCGACCAGCGAACCTCGATCAAGCGGGTTCGAGATCGACTCAACAAAGGGAAGCGGATCGGTGGTCACGACAAGCTGATTCTCTTCGGGAAGGGCAAGGGGCCTAACATCAGCGATCACTACGGCATGGCTGACTACGCCGCCATCGCTTGCGTCAGCAAGAAAGAGCGTGAGCAGTTCGAAGGAGTCGATAACGTCGTCACCATCGAGGAATACAAAGAGTGGTCACGGTCCACTCTGATCGCCACCGAAGACGGAGCGATGACGCCCGAAGAGTTGGTGACGGATGATCGGTTGGTGGTTCTGACCTACCAGCCTAAAGTAAGGGGTCACGCGACTTCGACGAAGCTCCTCGGTGACGACATGGAAGGGGTTCGAGAACGTGTTCTCGACGACGTTCGGGATCAGATCGACTGGCTGAAAGTCCTCGATAACTACGATGGTGGTTATCACAGCGACGATGATCCGAGCGATGTTGACGAAGCGGAGAAGCGAGACACCCTCTACGCCGTCGCTGGAAAGGAGGTCTTGGACCGAGCGCAATGGGTCTTCAATTACTTGAGTCGTAACGGAGAGAGTCTTCGGCGTCCGAACTTCACTTGCCTTCGGCTTAGTCGGAGCAAGTACGAACGTCGTAACCCTTCGAAGTGGTACAAACTCTCCGGTTCCCTCTCGACGTACAAGCTGATGGACAGCACTCCGAAGTGGGAAGACGGTAGCAAAATCTACGACATGATGCCTTCGTCGTTGGACGACAAGAAGGCGCAGTTGTACCTCGGCTTCCACGATCTCGGGATCGACCCGGCAAAGAAGAGCGGCGAAGAGCTACGTGAAACCCTCTCAAATCAGTAGTGCAGATCGGGGAAAACCCGATCCTAATGAACCGTGGCGTTGGGTTTGCCCGAAGTGCGAAGGGCAAGTGAACCGAGATAAGTCTGGATACACATTCCGTTGCTTCTCATGCAACGAGTGCTTCGATGCAATGGAATTGTACGACCAAACCGGACAAAATGAGAATCCCCCACAAACGAAACAGCAAACGTAACAATGCAAGTCTTAGACGATAACGGGACTAACTACCTCGTTATGACGGATGATGGAAGCACAGTAACCAGAACGAAGTCTTCGGACTACAACAAGCTGATCTACGGTCATGGCCTTGCCGGGCTTCTCGATGCAGGAAACGAAGTCTGGCAGTCTCAAGGAGCCGAAGAAGAGCCGAGAGTAACCATCATCCCTTCAAATGATGAGGCCTACACCCTTCGGGTTGGAAATACTGATCTGACCCTCGGCGCTCATCACAAGACCGACCTGATCGAGGCGATGGCAGAGATGTACGAAGAGGGGGATGGAAAGAGCGTTCAACCCATCATCAATCTCTTCGAGAAGGTGCGGGAAGACATGGTGAGGGTCGAAGCTCTCGAAGCCTTCGTCGAGCCGCTGTCGGAGCGGATCGAAGAGCGGGAAGGTGGGTGGTTCATCAACGGTCACGTTCTGTTGACCTACGAAGGTGACTTCTACCATCCCGATGTCATCAGCAAGAACCGTGACGGTTCGATCATCGGGGCTGGTTCGAAGGTCGAAGCCTACGACGTAGAAATCGAGTCTCCCGAAGATCACGTCAAACGGGAGGTTGGTGAGTATCGACTTACCATCTCGGAGCTTCAATTCGTGGCGAAGGCGTTGTGGGCCATCGAAAACACTCCGGATAGAAGATAAGACTTAACTCCCTGCAACCCGAGTCTTAACCCGTGATGGTCTTCCCCCGGTTCGACTCCGGGGACGGGCTTTGCGCCACCCCGAGGCGCGGCAGAAATAGACGGGACACAACCCATGACGGAATACGTAGTAGTTGGCGAAGACGGTACAGAGTACCAAACCTACGACGACAAAGGTGATGCAAAGGGTAGGGCGTCTCGGATGACTCGATCCATCGTCCGAGATGGTTCCTACCACGTAGAAGAACGGAGTAGTGAAACGAAGTTCGCAATCGTCAACGTGGAAACTGGTGACGTTCAAGAAGCGATAGACAATGATAGTGTCTACGACGACGAAGAGAAAGCTCACTACTTCGCCTCGGTCAGAAACTCTCGGGACCTCTTCAACGACTACGAAGTCGTAGAGATCAACCCCGAACTGTTCGAAGGCGACGAGTCGGAAAGTGAGGCAACCGACGAAGACCCCGAGATCGAACCCGTCCTCTTCAGCGACGACGAGACGGAAAGTGCAGAAACCGACGACGACGAAGACAACACCACCATGTACGACTTCATGCAGAACGGCGACGGCAACGACGAGGAACAGACCGCGACTGAAGACGACGAAGAGAGCTACGAAGTTCGGATGTGGAGCCTCGGGAACCACAGCACGCTCGATGAGGGTCGAAGTGAGAGCATGAGTAACACCCTCGAACAGTTCATGTCCGACATGGACTCCGACGTGGACGGCGAAGTGATGGGCGTTCTTCAGGACGCTCAGTCCATGATCGGTGGTGGTTCTTCTTCGGTTCGATCCTTCGAGTGTCCGGTCGATGAGTGTGGCCTTCAGCACTCCCACTCCGACGACAAGCACGACATTCGGTCGGCGTTCAACGTCGAGCCGGACTTCGCTGACGGGCTTCTCTTCAACCCGTACTGCCATTGCTCGGTGAACGAGCTGGCGATGCTGATGCGGTTCTTCAGCTACATCACGGAGCCGGTCTTCACCGATCAGGAGCAGTTCGAAGGCGTCTTCGAGGTGGACCCGGACCTTCTCGAAGAGGTGTACCGGAGCTACAGCGAGCTTCCTTCGGTGGAAGCCGCCGTCCGACAGGTCGCCAAGGAGCGTGGCCTTCGGCAGGCACAGGTCGCTCCCCGAGATGTCTACGACGACCTTCGGGCCTTCTTCCGCCGCCGTCAGGACATCCAGAACGCGGCGAACGGCGCACCGATCCCGCAGGAAACTCGGAGCCGGATCAACGACGCCGAAGAACGTCTGGAGGAAGCCACCTCGCAGTAGGCTAAGACTCGGAGCGACGGGCTTCGATCTTAATGACGAAACGCCGGGCTTCCCGGCGTCGGGAACGACTGGCCGCGTTCCCCATGAAGAGGAAGGCCATCAACCCTTGAGGGGGGTTGGAAAGTGTGACACGCAGTCTAAATCCCTAATGGAACACAAAAACACGCAGTCTACATCCGGCGGCTATAGTTACAGCGACGTGAACATTCAAGAACAGTACGACACGACCAGCCTCGGCGCGATCATGGGCCGCTTCGCTGAAGCGATGACGTGGAGGAACGACCAATGAGCGACGTTACACACCTCTCGCTGTTCTACGAAACACGAAGTTCCGTCTTCGTACAAAACTCCGCTCCGTCAAACTCTCCGAACACGGAACTTACGGAGAGTCCGGAAGCGGCGGAGATCGACTACCAAGATGGACCGACTCGGGAGATCGACTCTGCCGAGTTTGAGGCTCCCGAAGGGAAGGGATACGAGACGGCACAGTTCATCATCGAACGTGCCATGCTCGATCCTGACGCCTTCGTTCGGCCAGCATGAAGACCCTCCCCCTCGACCGAAGCCGGGCGTTCGACCCATCGAATTACCCCCGCCGCCCTTCTCGCTACTCACCGCTCCCGCACTTCCTTCAGCGGTTCAAGGAACGGAAGCGGTTCCTGAACGGGAAGGTGATCTACGATGCAGTTACGAAGGGGGACTTACGAGACAACGGTGATGGATGTGCTTGCTTTCGGAAGGTATGGGGTGCTGGTGTGGCATACTACCTCATAGTCGGCTTCCACGAAGAAGGGCATCTCGTCTACGTTACAGCGTGGCCTCATCTCCACCACCGAGAACCGGCTCTCAATTCTGGCCTTTGGTCGCCAACCGAACTTGACGCCATCGAAGCATTGAACGAACAGTATCAGACTCGCTTCGCTGACCACTATCCCGAGTACGATGAGTGGCTTCAGCAGAACGAACCTGACCGGCGTTGCGGCAGTCAGAAGAAGCTCGACGGGACTCGTTCGGTTCTCCCGTAGGGCACAACCATCCCTTATGTATGAAACACTCGAAGGCTGGATGAGTGACCACCATCCAGATTACGTTCAGTCGTTGACTCGCGCAGAAAAGACCCGAACACTTCTCCTTTCCGGAACCGTAGAGAAGGCCGAAGAGATACTACGGAACGGCTATGTCTTCGCTGTCTTCTCTATCCAAACCGGACTGGAACGTCACGAGCGTTCCTTTACAGAGTGGGCTTCGGGGAGCGACCTCGGGAAGGCCGCCGCCGGGACTGTCTACGGGAACCAAAAGACAGAGTGGATCACGAACGGCTTCGAAAACACGGAGTGGGACTTACTGGCAGAGGCAGTTCGATGCCATGCTCGGGAAGGTCGCTTCGAAGAACTTCTCGAAGTCGTCGTCGATGAGCTGAAAGGAGTTTCTTATCGGAAGGCTTCGTTCATGCTGGCGATGTCCGGACTCTATGAATACATCTGCGTTGATTCGAACGTCGCTAACTTCGCAGGTCTTGAAGAGTCAACCGGAAACGCTCTCAACTTCACCTCTTCGAAAGACTACTTCGAAACCTGCGAAGAGATAATCGGTGAGATTCCGAACCCTCTCGGGATGCCTCCATTCCTGATCCAATGGGCCATCTACGACTACCAGCGAGAGGAACACGCTCGGCATACAGCCTTCTATCGAGAAGTTCTTCCGGAGGTGTTGTGGGACCGTAAGTCTTAACTCTAAAGCAGTAGAGTCTTAGGGTAAGTGGCGGCGCGGGGTTCGACTCCCCGCTACCCCTTGAGGTTACAATGGCTGACGACAACCCACAAGCTCTCGGCAGTATGAGCAACGACGAACTGGCTGATCTGGTTCGGAACACGGCGGCGTTCCGAGCGGCGGCGGCCTGCGCTTCGTTCGCTGACGAAGCACAGGAGCTTCGTGAGAATGATTCCCTCGCCTTCGACCGACTCGTCAAAGAGACGCACGCCAAGCAAGGCACAAGCGTCTCTAAGCGAGCGACTTCGGAGACGATCATCAACACCTTCATCGACGTGGTGGAAGAACACGCGGCCCTCGCTGAACAGCCTGCTGACGCCGCTGAACGAGCGGCAACCGATGTGGTTCAAGATGATGGATAGAATCCCCGGAATAACCCCTTGGGGGAATGAAAGTGAGGAAACCTGTGAGCATTGCACCGCGACAGACAATCTCCATGACTACGATGGAGACAAACTCTGTCCGGATCACCTCGAAGAGCGAACGGCGCGAGACTTCTGACGGGCGAAACACCGGGCTTCCCGGTGTTGGCAACGAGATGGACGCTGTTGCCCTGACGATGCCCAAGTCCTTATAATGGGAACCGAAAACCACGCTACATGAAAGAAACAGAACGACAGCAGTACGTGACGAAAAGTATTCTGAACCAAGAGACGGGCCAAATCAAAGCGACAACGACCGAGAGTGGATTCACGGTTATCATCACCGCAGGTGGTGAAGAAGCGGCTTACGAAGCTGACCAAGCTCGGGAACTTGCTGACGCCATCGAGGAAGAAGATGGCTTCGAGGAAGACCCGACGCCGTTGGCGAACTACATCCGAGAGTTAGCTGATGTAGTCGAGAACAGCATCACGAAGCAAGAACTTCAAGACGAGTGGGAGGACGTGGACCTCAACGAGCCTGATTCATGAAAACCCCGAGAGATGCGAACCCTGATCTGAGCTATTGGGAGTTTCGTACACTCCTCGAATTGATGATGGTTAGTGATCCGTGGCCGCTGAAGGATCACCACCGAACGTTCCTCGTCAGTCTACTGAACGACGAGGCAGAAGAGCGAGGCTACGAAGACTGGATCGCGGCATACCACGATACATGATGAAAGAGATCACTCAAGTCGAACCCGAAGCTGGACAGGTCTACGAAACGCGACACAACGAACACGTTCAGATTCTCTACATCGACGAAGAGATCGTTCTGCTACGGAGTGACACTCCGGGTCGGAACAAGGACAACACACACCGGATGGAGCGAAGAGTGTCCTTCAACAACGAGATCGAAGCGGGGCACTTCGAACACAAACCCGACTCCGGCATCGACATGATGGACCTCGATGAGATGGACTGGTCCGAAGTCGATTACATCGGGGAGAAGACGGCTGATAATCTCCACGATGACGGCTACAGTACCACTCTGGACATTCAGCAAGCGGATGATGGTGAGCTTCTGGATGTTGATGGCCTCGGGAAGGCCGGGCTGTCGAACCTTCGGGACTTCGTTCGGTAAGACGCAACTTCGGAGACATAAGTCATGAAATCAGAAAAAGAAGTTCGAGACAAGCTGGCTGAACTGGACGGTGAATACATTCCAGAAGAACGTGGAGGGAAACGTGCTGTTGGTGAAGCGAAAGCCCTGAAATGGATTCTCGATGATGACCGAATCCAGATCAACTCAACGGGGGCACTTCTGGAAATCAATGGCCTCGGTGATTGCCCGTACTGTGGATCGGTGAACATCGAGAGTGGTAAAGTGCAACGCCACCCGGACGAGCCTCCGGTGCAGAAAGCGCGGTGCGAAGACTGTGGGAAGGAAATCCTGTAATGAGTGTAATCAAGTGTCGTAAAATAGGGTGTAGCAACGCCGTTCTGAACATAGGCGATGTCTGTACCGAGTGTCAGAACAGTAGCCTTAACGGAGGGTTGTAGATGGGGGGCTACCCACCCGGTACTTCCCGACGCGACCTCATCCGGGGAGGCATCATCGAACCCCATCACCACGAACACGAGTGGGAGATGGATGACCACCGAGCCGACCCCATCATCGAGGATGGAGCGGCGATCTTCCACCTCCAATGTCGCTACGTCGAAGGGCGCTACGGTGAAGGGTGGGAGTGCGAAGAGACGAAGACGTACCGCTTCGAGTACGACACTCTGACCGATCTCTCCGGAACGGAACACGACCTTCCCGAGATAGGAGGTGAGTGGGATCAACTCGACGACTACATCGAGAAGGCCGTGATCGAAGTCGAAGAAAGATTCGTCTCCGGTGACGAAGAATCGGAGCTTGTTAGTGTTGACCCCGATCCCGACAGCGGCGAAGTAGTGATCTCTTGGAAAAAGTGGGTACTTCGATTCACTCCATGACAGACCACGAAATGATCTTAGCGTCGTGTTGGACAGCCCTAACCGCAGTCATAACCATGGCCCTCCTCGATGTGACAGGCTATGGTGGGGGTGTCTTCACAGCAATATCCTTCGGAGCGATGGTCGGGTCGCTGTCGGCGGCGATCCTTGGAATAATTCTGATCGCACCTCAAAAATAACATGAGTCAAATCACAGTCGGTTGGGAGACGCACGAGAACAGCGAAGAAACAGACAAAGACGTTCAGACGAAGAGAGAAGAAACGATCACCCTCGATGATCGAGAGGCGGAACGGCTACTTCAGAAGCTCTCGACCGGAGCGGGTGTCTCTTCGAACGCTGTGAAAGCGGAGCTTCGAGAGCGAGCCGAGAAGATCGAAGTAGAGAAGACGCACTACAAAACGCTCGATGCTGACTTCAAGGCGGCTGACGACTAATGAATCCATTCTCAATGATGCTCGATACGGACCCTGTGGTATCGCTCGAAACCAAATACTCGGACTACCCCGAAACGCGGGAGGGCTTCAAGTCGTACCTTCACGACATCGGTGATGAACTGTTCCCGTTCCCCGGCTTTCGAGACTATCAGGATGAAATCCTGTACGAAACACTCGATGCCTTCTTCCTCGACTCTTACGACAACGTAATCATCGAGGGGCCGACCGGGATCGGGAAGTCGCCGTTCAACGTCGCTGTTGGCCGTGTCATCACGGCGCTGAACCAGCGACAGGACGAGCTTCGGGATCACTTCGGCGTCAGCATCGACGGGCTTCAATCAGGGAAGTCGTTCTACACGACACCGCAGAAGCAACTCCGTAACCAACTCGCTGAAGACGACGACCTTCAGGATTACGTCTCGATGTTGAAGTCGCGGCGAGACTACTACTGCGAAGAAGGTGGGACGAACTGTGCTGACTGTCCTGTTCGTTCTTCTCCCGACGAGTCTTGCCGCGAGAAGGCCGGGTGTAATTACTGGAGAGCAAAAGCCGAAGCGATGGAGGATGGGATCGGTGTTCTCACCTTCGCAATGCTGATCGTAGACAACTACGTTCCGGTTCGGATCGAGAGTGGCGAGCAGATTTCCTTCGACCGGCGTGATCTCGTCACGGTAGACGAGGGTCACAACTCCGAAGGACAGGCATCGAGCCTCTTCGCTGGCTTCACTCTCTCGCCGTGGTCGCTTCCCGAAGAAGTCTACGGTGATGCTGGTGATCGCGCAGACTGGAACGCTGATCGCCTCGAACACGTCGAAGACCTTCTCATGGAGATCAGAGGGCGAGCTTCGAACTTCGTCGATCAGTACGAAGACATCGAGGAAAAGCAGAGCCAAGTCGAAGAGTGTGAAGACATCCTCCGGAAGCTCGACTACTGTCTCAAGACCTACGAAGCGGGGCGTGGTTGGGTCGTCAACATCAACGAAGTGCGGATTCCGGGGTCCAGAGAAACAACGAAGGGAATCGAAGTCAAGCCGGTTCGGGTTGACGACTTCCTCGCTGACTTCGTGTGGTCCCGTGGTCGGCGTCGGCTCATCACTTCAGCGACGATCCCCTTCCGGGGTAACGTCAAGAAGTGGGCGCGACGGCTCGGCCTTCCGGGGCGTACAAAGTTCATCTCGAAACCCACGCCCTTCCCGGTGGATCATCGTCGGATTCACCTCAACACGATGGTCGGTGAGATGTCCGGCGATGATGAAGAGAAGAACTGGCCCGAAGCGATGGACATGATCCGTGAGATTCACTCCCATCACAAGGGAGAGAAGGGTCTGATCCATTCGGTGTCCTACAGCCGAGCGGAGAAGATAGGAGAATCCCTCGGTGAAGAGAACTGCATCGTTCACGAAGAAGACTTCGATCAGGACGCCATCATCGACCGCTGGCAGAACAGCGACAAAGACATCCTGATCTCTCCGACCATGATGCAGGGGACAGACCTCTACGAAGATCGGTGTCGGTGGCAAGTCCTCGTCAAAGTCCCCTACGCTTACATGGGGGACAGTCGTGTCTCCTATCTGCTCAACGAGCAGAACGAGTGGCAATGGTACATGGAGAAGGCGGCGACGAACATCATCCAAGCTGTCGGACGGGCGGTTCGGGGTCCGGAGCCTGAAGAAGCCGCGAGCTTCTACGTGATCGACAAGAAGTTCGACACGGTGATGAGCCGGACGAACCCTCCGGACTACTTCGTCGAGGCGATCACCGACGAAGCTCCGACCCATTGGGACTTCCCGAAGGCGGCTCCGTGGAGACAGTAGGCAAATGAAACTTGGAACTAAAATCGCAATCGTCGGTCTGGTATTGATCGGTGTCGGCCTCCTGATGAGTGCTGGCACTACTTCGACAGAGATGGACTGTAACTTCGCAGGAGGGACCTGCCAAGAGTCAACGAGCTTCGAGCCGAACCCATGGAAACCGTTCTTCACGAACGTCGGTGGGTTCCTGTTCACGGTTGGACTCGGAGCGTTCGTCGGAACCTACGATGCTGAACAGAGGATGGTCCATGAGTAATGTCTATCTGGCGATGGCGATGCCGGTAGATGAGTCGAAGGCTGTCTTCTGTACGAAGATCGGAGAAACGAAAGAGGCGGCAAAAGAAGCCGTTCTCGACTACCTTGAAGACTATCATCCCTACGTTTCCCACCAAGTAGAGTGGGATGAAAACGTGGTACAGCAAGACAAATGGCAATTCGTGCTAAAGGAGAAAACACTACATGGTTGAAACAATCGACGGTACGGTTAGTGGAGTAATGACATTCGACTACGTAGAAATCGCTCCGAAAGAAGACACTACGACAGTAGTTGTCATCGGGACTTACGATGGAGATTTGACCCACTTCGAGTGCGATCAGAGTCAAGTCCTCGTCGGTGGTCTTCGACTTCGGGCGACGTTCGACGCAATTCAGTTGGAGCCTGACGACGAAGATGAGTGGGTAGAGGTTGAGGCTACGTCGGACGAGCTACGGATCACTTCGGAAAAACCATGACAACAGTTGATGACCTCAAGACGAAGGCCGAGATGGTGAAAGCGTTCATCACCTGTCCGGAGTGTGACTTCGAAGAGCCGTTCGCACTCTACCTCAACCGAGAAGATCGGGTCGATGAAGAAGGGAAAGAAGTGACGTTCGGATGTCCCGACTGTGGTAATGATTCGGTGGACCTCGGTCAGAGAACACCAACGGCTCCGACCATCCTCGTCCATGGTATCGAGGAGATGGAAGAGCTAACAGGGCAGTAACCTCGTAGTTTCGACTGAAGTGAGGCGCGGCGACCTTCTCGCTGTGGACCGTTTCGACTGAAGATAATCGCATGACGTGAAGAGCGCCGTCCATTTCTGGATGGACTGAACACTCGGTTTCGTCGGTGGTTTAAATAGGGTAGAGCCACGTCTGGTCATTGGATGTCAGTAGTTCAGAAGGTGGGCCAACGCGGATTTGAACCGCGGACCAATCGGGTCATGTTCGGGCCTTACGGCCCGTCACAGACCCTCTTTCCGCAACGCTACCACCCTCCGCACCGCCTTATCCTCTGGACTGCTCGCATCACAGGATATGCTATGAGCGATACGAGCATGAGCATCAAGGATGCGGTCGAAACGTACCTCGACCACCGACGAACAGACCTACAAGAAAACACACTCCAATCCCATCGCTACAGACTGAAACACCTCATCAGGTGGGCCAGCGAGAAGGGGGTGGAATCTACCCAAGAGCTTGACGGCAAGCTCCTGATCCAATACAAAGCATGGAGACAGCAAGACGGCGACCTCAACAACGTCACCCTCCACACCCAAATGTCTACGATCAGAGTGTGGGTCAAATTCCTCGAAAAGATGGAAGTCGTCGATCAAGGCCTCACTCAGCGTATCGACGTTCCCGACCTTGGCAAAAACGAAGACGTTCGCACCGTCTCACTCCCGTCAGATCACGCCCAAAAGATCGACGCCTACCTCGAACGCTACGACTACGCTTCGAGGGACCACGCCCTCTGGACCATCCTCTACGGCATCGGCGTCAGGATCGGCGCGGCCCACGGCCTCGATCTCCGAGACTTCGACCGCGACGAACGACGCCTTCGCTTCCGACACCGACCCGAAGAAGACACTCCACTTAAAAATGGAGAAAGTGGGCAACGAGCCACAACCCTCTCCGAAGAAACAACCGATGTTCTTTGCGACTACATCGACGATGTGAGGATCAAAACCGATGACAAGTACGGACGGAAGCCAATCCTGACCGGAACCCAAGGGCGACCTTCGAAGTCCACACTCCGAAGAGCGGTCTACAGACTCACTCAACCGTGTCAGATCGGCCTCGAATGTCCCCATGGAACAACGAAAGAAGCGTGTTCCATCGCAGGATACACCGACAACCCGAACGGATGTCCGTCAATCGTCAATCCTCACGGTATCAGAAAACTCGTCATCACCGACTACCGTCGTGAAGAAATCCCCGACAAGTACATCTCCGACCGATGTGATGTGAGCCAGCGTATCATGGACAAACACTACGAAGTTCGAACTGAAGAAGAGAAACAGGAACAACGGAGAGACTACTTCGAATAATCAATCACCGAGAAGGCCCGCACGGAGTTGACTTCGAAGAGTGGCGTCAGCAATCTGCTGACAATGTTCTCTCGTCCCGGCGAAATTGAATTTCACGTTGTAGTACCGTTCCCACTTCTCGACCGTTCCGAAGACCTGTGATCGGTCAATATCGAAGTAGTCGATAAAGTGACTGCTGTATCGAGTCGCCTCCTTCGGCTCCTCGATCAACACCAGCAACGGTGAATCCCACTCCGAAGCACGCTTGATTTCGTTCTCGAACCGCTTCCGGTTCTGAGTGATGCTCGAAATGAAGTCATCACCGGACTTCCGCTCGATAGCATACTCCGGATAGTATGTATCAAGCTCTTCATCATGGTCACAGAGAGTTGCGAGAGAGTAATCTCCCGTCTCAAGAGTCACATCCTTCGTCTTAACGTCGAAGTTGTCAAACTCCCACGGCTTCTGCTCCCGGTTATCCCGAAGGATTTCAATTGTGACCATCAGACTGGTAGCCTCGACTTCACTCGCTGAAGAAGACTCATCTGATCGTTGACCCCGAAGTCAAGCTCTTCAGAGAAATCAACGAACAACTCGTCATTGTCCTCACGACTTCGCTGTGGATGAGGCCAATACCGAGTCCCTTCGTTGTCCATATTCACCACGACAACACAGACGCAGAAGGCGATCTCATCAATTCCTTCACTCCCTTTATTGAAAGACCCGAGGTCCAGAGAGTCGATGAAGTTTCGTCCCCGACTCTTCTGAAAGTCTGTAAGACCCAAAGTAGATGAAATTGAGTCATAGCGGTGAAGGTTGTCCTGACGGTGCGAAACTTCCTTGTCTTCACGCTTCGGGCCGTTCCAAATACCTCGGTTGTAGGCCCTGAATCGTCGGAATTTGGCTCTTTTCTGTGGCGGTGCTTCCTTCGGATCGACAACGGTCGCGTTGTCTGTGTCGCTCGTGATTACATCAGGCGGCTGGTTAGGTTCATGTTCTTCCATCGTTCAATTAGACTTCAGGCAAAGCTCCAGAGGGGGTGTTCCCTATAGGTAACATATACTGTTGTACTCTACAGGGTGTTCCCTACAGAGTAAACACTACAGGTATTACCTTACTTCTTACAGCGGGAAGGGTGTGGGTGAACAACAAATGGTGTTACCCCTGTGGAGTTAACCCTACAGAGGTAACTCCTATGAGTAAACCCTACAGAACTTGCCTACACTATAACAAGAGGGTGTAAGAATAAAAGACTTGCGACTTGAGTCTTACACAAGGATTAAACCATGTGAGGATAAACGTAAACCATGACAACAGATACAAGCAATCAGGTTCAAGACAACATCGCTGTGGACGAAACAGACCTTGCTCACCTTGCTGGTGTCTTCGACGCGGCAGGGACGTTGAGCATCCACATCGCCAAAGACGACAGCTACAAGAACGGCTACAAGTTCACGGCTATGGCGAGGATGAACAGACCAGCGAACAACAACGATCCGGTAATCGGGAAGCTGATGGCCTACTGTGAAGATCACGGAATCAGCTACAAACTCAACGAGAAAGAGAGTGACCGCTTCGCCAGTCGAAGTTATGAGTGGATTTGCCAGAAGCCGGACGACCTTGAACGGTTCCTCCGGCCTCTGATGCCCTACTTGGTCACTCATTACGAGAGAGCCGTGCTGATGCTCGAAGAAATCATCCCGAGGATGCAAGATGGACTCCACACCGAGAAGGCCGGGTTCCTCGATCTCATGGAATACGCCGACGCTATTCGGGAGAGTTACTCTCGGAACAAGGATTTGCAGTACGACAAAAGCTACTTCGAAAACGAGTGGTCAGTCGGAGAGTAGCATCGTCTCAGCCCGATCAGCCTCTTCGTCAAGACCCTGTTCTCGAAGGTCGTCAATATACTCTCGAACCTTCTCGGGACTCAACGAACCAAGTTCCCCTGCCTCTTCTCGGCGTCGTTGCGTCGAAGGCATGGCCTCGGCGTCACCTTCTTCGATCACTTCGACAACGTTCTCGTTCTCGTCAACATGAACGATGGCGAAATCGTCGGGTTCGAATTGATCCGGGCCGTCCTCCGGGTGGTTCTTCCTGCCTTTCATCTGACCGAGGTGAATCATTACTCCGTGCTTTCCCCGAAACGGACGCTCACAGTACGGACAGAGCCGAGCCACTTTCTCGGATTCTCTCTTCTCGGGGTACTCCATGGTCACATTACGCTCACCAACAACTTCTGCGTCTTCTAAGTTGATGTGGTCTGGAATATCTTTGCTCTCTCCGTGACCGTTCCCACTTGAACGGTAGATATGGAGATGTAAGCCCCGAGAAAGAACTTCCTTATCACATCCTTCTACAGGGCAGATTACAGTTTTCTCTTCATTCCTGTGCTTCTTCTTCTTACTCGAACCGCCATCCGGAACTTTCTGAGATGATCGTGTCATCTACACCCAAAGATTCGAGCTTTTCCGACTTAAGTCCTTTCCTGTTCCAGAGGTTATGCTTACGACAAATCCCCCAATCCCTAAGACTCGAAGCGATGGACTTTTATTCTTAGGCCTATTGGGTATAGTACGGAGGAACACAGAGAACATGACTGAGACTCTTTGTTTCTCCGACCGGGGCTTTTCTCCTCGGTGGTTGTGTCCCGTCGTCGGTCGGGATCAACGGAGCTGGTCGCTCCGTTCCTCACTCCTTTCGACGTGCCCGTCGAGCTTGGGTGGTTCAAGCACTTCCTTTGTAAGGAAGACTTCCCCGGTTCGAATCCGGGGACTGGCTTTGGCTGATCCTCAGGCGTCGGGATCAGTAAGCCTCACCCAACGACGCCATTCCGAGAACGTAGCGCAGTCTGGCCGAACGCGACCTTCCCATCCAGAAGGTGAAACAGCAACACGAGGGTTCGAATCCCTCCGTTCTCTTGAGCCGGACAGTCGCTCCGGTGGAGCCTCGATGACCATGCCCCTCGATGGGCGTGGGTCGGGGAATCCGCGACTCCGGGGTGAGGGATGCCCGGTTATCTCAACTCTCATAGGGAGTAGCCGAGGCGCACGGCTTGGCGAAAGTATCGCGGCAATGACCGCACGAACGGGGTTCGAGGCCCCATCTCCCACTTACCGGCTTGCACCCGGTCGAACAACTGCTACCGAGGGCAACGTTGGCAACAGCCCGACGAAGCGAGGTCGCCTCTCGTTTCGAGCGCCGAGTGACATACCCGTGATAGCGGGAGGAAACGTTGTGGCGCTTAAAAATCACCACGGAAGTAGTCGAGTCCGGCCACGATTCCTTGCCAGTATGGTAGGGAGACTCGGGTTCAAATCCCGGCTTCCGTATGGCCGTTCGAGGAAAGGAGAGAAAGGCCGCCTCTCTGGACCGAGGCCAATAAGCGGCCTGCGAAACGTGAAATTGGGGTCGTCACGTTTCAGTATTAAACCCCATTTTAACACCCAAACGAAAGATTCAAAGTCTGGTGATTCAAGTCTAACGAAACATAGAACCGGGTCCTAACCGAAGCACTCGGTAGTGATGATCTCCGGTAGAACGGAGGTGACACCCGAGGTGAGGGGCGATAAGAGTCGCGCCGCCCACAATTGTCGAACAAGATCATACCCTAATTGTGTTTGATCTAAAGGGCCTGAAAACGGCCCGAGGGGACGTGGCGAAGTCAGGTATCGTGGTCGCCATCCGGCGGCACACCGGGGGTTCGAATCCCTCCGTCTCCATTCCTCCGATGTCGGAGGAGCGGTGCTGAATAGAGCAGAAAACACAAAGCGAGGTTCGCGGTTCACCCCAACCCAATCGAGACTGGTTCCCTCGGTTGCTGTAAGGTGGAGAGAAGTTACACACCTCTCCATTCAGTCCGGTGGTGTAGCGGCCAAACATATTGGCCTTTGGAGCCGATGCCGGAGGTTCGAATCCTCCCCGGACTATTGCGGTGAGGAACCGACCGACAACCATCCACACCATACCAATGATTCACACTATCGCAACCGTCGTCTCGAAGCTGTTCCGTCCCACTACCACCGATCCGACACCGACCGGCGCAGAAGCAGTCCGGATGGCAGTTGATGAAACTGCCTTCCTTCGTGGTCGCTCTCTCGAAGCGGTCCTCGAAGAACCGGAGATGCGCGACTTCGGAGGATACTTCCAGAGTGAGTGGAAGATCGTCATTCCGTTCGATGTAGACCAGAACGTCGAAGCTGGCTGTCTCATCTTCGACCTCCCCAACGGTCACCAAGATGTCGAGTCTGATCTGCTCGACCTTCTGAACGCCCTCAACGTCGGACTCGATACGCTCGAAGAAATCGAAGGGATGGTCGTCCCGGTCGAGTTGGAAAACGGAAATCCGACCGTGATGTGGGACAAGCTCGTCTCCGAAAACACCGAAGAAGCTGAAGACGCTGAAGAAGCTGACGACTCCGAGTAAGATCGCTGTTCCGAAATTTGGAATGATGTCAGAAGTTCAACTCACAGTAATCGCCCTGTTCACGTTCGCAACTCTTGCGTTCGTGCTTGGGTTCGGCGCGGCGTTCGGCATCTACTGTGCAAAAGGAATCGGAAGTAGCATTGATCGCCTCGGGAAGGCCGGGTGGTCGGCTCTTTCGGGGTTAGCAGAGCCAACTGGTAGCATCAAGAGACACGACGTACACAAACCAGCCCGGAAGAAAAACATGGAATCAGATTCCGAACAGCCGGACAAACCCGACCCGGCAATCGAGAAAGAAGACGACGACGGAGTGAACCTCAACACGGAGGTAGTCGATGCCTGACTGTATCTGCGAACCGTGTGGGGACCGATGCAAGTGCAAGTGCCACGACCGGAAACGGGGTAGAGCCAGCGCCCTTCCCGCTGACCACGCTCCGGAGCAGAAGCTTGTTAGCGCAGACGTGCGCGACCAAGCACCGAGTCGGTAATCAGGCCGTCGTATGGTGGTTCAACTCCCACCACTCGGCATTAGAGGTTAAGACTCAAGTTGGGCCACTTCGAGCCTTATCATAAGACTCAAGTGTCCCCACCTCTACTCTTTGAGTGTAGCAGGTCGGCGCTCAGAGTGAGGCGATCACGACCTGACACAACCTAACAATGTCCCGATACGACAACTCCGGCAACAACGGCGACGGTAACGACTACGACGACCAGAAGACGTTCAAGCTCCAGAAGTACGCGGCGGTGCGGCTCTCCCCGACTGATCTCAACGCCAGTACGCACGATCAGTACGGGACGAGCTTCATCATCAACTTCGAAGACGCCGCCGTGATCGACGGCGTAGTCTTCCGCCGCGACGACAAGCCGAACACTTGGAAGATTTTCTCGGCAGACAAGTTCTTCAACCTCAACCCGAGTGACGGACTGGTCTACGAGAAGCAGAGCGAAACCGGCGAGTACAGCAATCAGATGTCCGCGCAGGACATCCTCGATCACCCGCGAGTCGCAGGGTTCTCGGAGTCCTTCGCCGGGAACGACTACTTCTACACCCCGGTCGGTGTAGTGATCGAAGAAGCGGGAGACATCGCGGTCAACAACGACCTCGATCTCGAAATCGAAGACGGAGCGATCCTTGCCGACGACGCTTCGATGCTCCTCGGCAACAACTCGTGGGTTCGCACCTTCGCTAAGAAGGTGACGAAGATGGGAGATGCGGTCATCAACGACAACGGCGAAGACCCGACCCCTCGGGGTGAACCCGACAAGAACCCGAAGTACGACGACCACGACTGGCTGGCGACGGAAGACCCCGAGCTTCGGGAGGAACTTGAGGGTCGTCCGATGGAGCTGTGGGTCACGGAGGAAACGCAGGAGTGGGAAGACGGAGACACGACGACCTACGAAGTCCCCAACCTGCTCGATGTGGGAACGGGCGAGTTCGTCAACATCGACAACGACCTGTCTGACGACGATAGTCAGAGTGGGTCGCCTGACAGCGAGAAGGCCGCCGCTGACGGTGGGACGACCACCGCCGACGCCTCGGGTAGCACCGATACGGAGTCTCCTGACGAGCCGTCTGGAGCCTCTGACGGCCTCCCCTCGGGAGTGCCGGACCACCTCGACAACCTGATCGACTACATCGCTCGTAACAACGACAATCCGACCGCACAGGACATCCGGAACTTCGCGGAGAACGAGGTAGACAATCCGGACGAGATCGACTGGCAAGCCGCCGCAGAGGTTGCACAGGAGCGATCTGACTGATGGAGACTGACAACCTCGAACCGGAAGGCATCTTCACGCTGTTCAAAGCGTGGTTCGCCTTCTGTCTCGTGTTGGCTCTGTCGATGATCGTCGGCGGAGTCTACGTCGTCTACCTGCTCCTGCTTCACTTCGGAGTGATAGCATGAGTGAACCCGCTCCCCCCGATGAACGGACGCTCGAAACCGAAGACGGTGACGAGTTTACCGTTCGAGAAACGGTAGACAGTACCGAGGTTGGGGCGACTCGAAAGCTCCAACTCGATCAGTACGAACCCTTCACGGCTCACGCCTCGCTGTCGGCAACGAAGCCGGGCGATCTCGACCGAGAAGCCACCGACGAGTGGATCATGGCCCTCGGTGAGCTTGCCACGGTCTACGCCGAGCGGCAGGCGATGAAGCGGTACGAAGAGTACGTCCGAGAAGAAGCGTTCGGAGACGACTGAGGTAAAGCGCGGTAACTGATCTGCTGTGCCGTTTCGTGGGCCGCTTTTGGGGAGGTTCCGAAATGGGGCTTCCCCGGCGTCAGCCCACGAGACGGCGTGACACAACCAAACATGGATATTGAAAATATCACGAACCCGACGCTGTACGAAGTGAGCCAACTCCGAGAGGATTGGGGACTCGCTGGTGAGGCCGACACACACCTCGTAATCTTCCTCTCCTTCTTCTACGGTGGCTTCGTTGTAGTGACGGGGCTTTCATCCGGAGGGAAGGACGCAACAGTCAACGCGGCGGAATACTGTGTTCCGGATAGTTGGGTCTATCAAATCCCGACTTCGCTCAGTAAGACCGCTCTCTACGAAGAGCATCGGACGATCAACTCCTGCCCGGTACACCGTCACAAGGACGTGACGAACATCGCGGGTCAGGACTGGCTCGAAAACATCTGGAAGCGCCACGGTGACGGTGAGTCGATCAGTCACACCTACACCGACGTTAAGGGTGAAGAGCGAACCACGGTCACCCAAACGCTACAGCCGCCGACGTGTATGGTGCTGTTCCTTGCGTCGGACAACGAACAGACCGACCTGAACGACTACCCCGAGATTCGGAACCGGGCGTTGGTCGTTGGGATCGACGACTCTCAAGAGCTGACCAAGCAGGTTAACACCCGACAAGCGAAGGCCGAAGCGGGAACGTACAAGTACAACATCAGCGAAGAGCGAACCAACGAGATTCGGGAATACGTCTCGACGATCCCGATGCACGGTTACGGGGAAGGAACGCAGGGGGGATTCCTTAATCCCGTAGTCGAAGCGATGGACAAACAGAACCCACTCCCACAACACTTCACGGAGGCCCGCCGTGACTTCCCTCGGCTCTCGAACTTCATGAAGAGCGTGACACTCTTCCACTACGACGAGCGCCTTGAGGTTCCGCAGAAGATGTGGACCGGGGATCGAAGGATCAAGGACAACGTGACGATGCTCGTCACTCCCAAAGACGCATGGCTCGGGATGCGAGTCTTTGGTGAGAAGATGGTCCTGTCGGCGCTGAACCTTCAGGACAAAGACTTCCACCTTCTCGATGTCCTTCGCTCGAACTACGGACAGCAGTACGACGTGGATCATCTTCAGTCGATGATGCGCGATCAGGGTTGGAACATCACCAACCACGACGTTCGGTCCATGCTCAAGTCGATGAAGACGAAGGGTTACGTTCGGCCTGACAAGACCGTAACTCCTCACGAGTGGTCGGCTTCGGAGTTCGCTCAACAGGTCAGCCGGAAGGTGAACATCGACTGGCCGGAGATCATCGAAGGGACTCGGGAGATCGTTCACGAGAACTACCCAACGGCGGTTGCGATGGACTACGAACAGCAGTTCCTCGAAGGTGAGGGTCTGCTGGTGACACATCCGTTCGATGGGACGACGGTCAACCTCGCAGAGGAAGAAGCGAACGAACTTGCCGAGAAGGTCGAAGAGCGCGAAGAGATGGAAGAGGAAGTCTTCGACTCCGGACTGGACAACGACGACACCGACCAGAACACGCTAACATGAGTGACTACGACCGCCGACTCTTCATCCAGTTCGAAGCTGGACAATGGACTGAAGATCAGGCTGAATCGCTTTCAGAGACACTTGGGAAGTTCCTTCCACGAGACGTGGGAGTCGTCATGATTCCCGATGACATCGAGTACCTGACGGAAGATCAATTCCAAGACTTCGTTGAAACGGTGTCGGAGATGGCAGAAGATGAGTGACCATCCATACGCCGTTGGTAACACCCTCACTCCGGGGGAAAAGGCCGACGATGACCCCTTCAGCGATGGTGAGTGGTGTGAAGAGTGCAACGAAAACGTCGAACCAGTTCAGACTGGTGTCTGTCCGATCTGTGGGGAGGATGTAGTGTGAACTTCGAGAAGGCGCTGTGGCAGACAAGCGGCGTCTTCGCCCCGGACTACCCCCGACAGTCTTCCAGCGGTCGAACGATACAGGACAAGCGATGGAGTAGGATCAAGCTCTGCGAAGCGTTGGAAGCGGCAGTAAACGGAGGGATGCCGGGTTACTACTCGGTCTACTCCTTCCCTCGGGGCCATTCCCGAGACGGCAACATCCCGAAGGTCGATTGCATCTTCATCGACCTCGACGTTGAGGGAGAGAGCTACGATCCGAACAACGGAGAAACTGACTTCGGAGACTGGAAGCGAGACATGAGCGCCCTGCTGACTCGGGCGCGAATGATTGCATCGGCTATCGTCGAGGAAGGACAAGAGGATCACTTCCGAGTGGTCCTTTCCGGTCACAAAGGCCTTCACCTGTACCTCGACTTCCCAACCATCGCCGCAAACAACGGCGACTTCTCGCAGTTCAAGTCGGGGCTATCAGCCTACGGAGAGCAAGTCATGTCGTGGCTTGAAACGGCGGCTGGTGGCGTGAACATCGAGCCGTGGGTGGACGTTGACGCTTCGGACCTCGGGCGACTTGCCCGCCATCCGAACACGCTTCACCACGGAGCGAAGTACGACGACGAGGAACGATGGTGCGTCCCGATCACCGTCAAAGAGCTTTCAGAGCTTCACGTCAGCGACTACCTCGATCTGACCAAAGAACCTCGGACGATCAATCAGAAACGGGTTCCTTCGGAATCTGCGGGGAACAAAGTCGTTCAAGCAATTCGGAACGCAAGGCCCGATCAGTATAACTCTCCATCCGGAGTGAAAGGAGAGATCAACTACGCAAAGCTCGACGACTACGAAGAGCAGGAAAACGAAGACATCACGCTCGATGACATCAACTTCCTGACTTCGAACAAACCTTGCATCGCCGCGTTCCGTGAACGAGACGACGCCTACGATCATGGTAATGCGTCTCACTTCATGGAACTGAACATCATCGCTCGGTTGGTGGAAATGAAGGCTCCGCGTGAAGTGATCCATGACTTCTTCTCGGAGATACCGGGCTACCGTGAGGCGATTACGGATGAACAGATTGACAAAATAATCGCTCGTCAGTACAGCGAGTTTAACTGCGGGAACATCGCTAATCAAGCGCCGCAGTTCTGTCTCGGTGAAGACTGCGCTGTTTACCAGCGATCTGACGACATCCAGAAGTAGCAGTTCGGTGCGACTCTAATCCCTAAATGGAAACAAAAGCAAAAATCGGTTCGGAAAAGCGCCAACAAGTGTTCGGCCTCATCCTCGATGAGGGCAAAGCGACCTACGAAGACATCAAGAAACATCTCGGGATCACTCGATCTACAGCCCGAGATCACGTTCAAGCTCTCGTCAAGAAGGATGGAATCCCGCTCGGTACACGGCGAGAAGGCCGGGAGAAAGTCTTCTACTATCGACCTGACGCTCGGGAGTACCCGATCAACCCCGAAGAACCAACAGGGCAACTCCGGTCGAAGGCCTCGGTCACGAAGAGCGCCAAGGAGGAAGTCCATGAGCTGATCCGATACTTGGACAATGACCTGAACGGTCGCGCCCCGGCCATTCCCGAGGACGGCCTTTCGGTTCGAGACTCCCACGAAGACATGGTGTGTCATCGTTCGGACGATCACATCGGAGCGAAGTACAACGACGAGTACGGTAACTCCACGTTCGATGCTGAAATCGGGATCAGTCGTGTTCGGACTGTCTCCGACAAGGTGTTCAGTCTGAAGCGACGGCAAGAAGCGGCGGGTGTGGACTTCGACACACTCCACATCGTCATGGGCGGCGATCACGTCCACGGCATCGGCATCCACGATGACCAGCCATGGGAGACGGAGCTTTCCCTTCCGGAGCAACTGAACGTCGCCTCGGACATCTACATGGAGTTCATCGACCGAGCTTCAAAGGAATTTGCCTCGGTCCAAGTGATCTGCCAAGAGGGTAATCACGGAGAACTTCGCGGCGACGGCATGGGTCCGGACGACAACGTTGACACCGCGTTCTTCCTGTCCCTCGACCGCCGGGTTCGGGACCGTGGCTACGACAACGTGAAGTTCGTTCGCTCTCAGGCTCAGAACTTCGTCAACTTCCGGATGCGGGCGAAACCGGAAGAAGACGCGAAGATGGCAGAAAAGCTCGACTGTGAGCCTCACGAGATTCCCGTGGACCTTCAGTCCGGGCATCGTGCCCACCTTCGACACGGCCAGAACAGTCTCGAACACATCGGGACAAGCGCCGGGAAGAAGCGGTGGTACAATTGGAAAGATATGCACAAATTCGACATCGCCTACCGTGGTCACTACCACTCGTTCCAGATCGACGGGATCGCAGGGAACCGTGTGGTAGAGTCCGGGGCGATCATCCCGCCTGCTGACTTCGAAGAGTCGCTTGCGGAGTGGGAAGAACCTGCGGCAACCGTTCACGGAGTCTCCGATGAACGTGAAATGACATGGTTCTATCCGGTTGACTTCGAAGAGCCTCCTGTGTAAGACTCAAGTCCAAAGGACTTAAGTCCTTTAGGGTCGAAAGAGTAGTACAGTCATCTTAATGCCTCGATGGCAGGACACCACTCAAAACAAGACAAGCGAGTAGAGAGAACCAGCGTAGATAGTTCTCCACACGAACGATACCAACAGCATCATCCATTCACAGGTGAGGTTATCAAACCCGGTATTCCCATCCTAAGTAATAAGAAGGGGGGCCTTGTTCTGAACAAACGGGTTAAAACGTCTATAGTAAACTGCCCCGAGTGCGATATTCCTGCACGATATACTTCTGATGGAAACCCGGTGTGTCCGGAATGTGGAATCATCTGCGGAGGAAAAGACATGAAAATGGACATCGTAATGGACGCAAAAGCCGCAGGCCGAGTAAACTACGACGACTAACTACCAAATGAAGGAAAAGCAAGTTTCGAAGTCTGATGTCGTTGCGGCCAGCTTCAGGCTTAGTAAAGATCATAAAGTAATCGACTGTGACGAAAACTTCGCTGACATCTTGGGGACGACCTGTGATGCTCTCCGGGGTTCGGACCCTACAGGGTACTTGGTAAACGAAAGACTCGAAGTGGGGAGAAAAGTTGAACTGGCTCGTCACGGAGAACCACAGCAGTACCGAGTCGAAGTCCTCTCCGACAACGGTGATCTCTACAACTTCGATGTAAAGGCAGAACCTCATGGCGATGGAGAGGTGAAACTCAACATCGAAGCGAAGCTGATCGACGAAGGAACAGAAGTCACGGAAGCACCACAAACATCACCAGACCCGATGGCGTTCGAGAACATCAGCGATGAACGGGTTCGGGAGATTTCGCAGGCGATTCGAGTCCAAGGCCCGGAAGGGATGTTGGACTTGGCCGAAATCATGCTCGATGTGACTCGGGGTCACAATGAGCTTGAACAGTACAAGCGAGGTGCGCTCGCTCTGTACGAAGCTCTCGATGAACGACTCGCAGAAGAAGAGAAGAGAAACCCGGACTCCGACGAGTGTCAGGTTATCCGTGAGGTAAAACGGACAGCCTTTGGCCTCTATCTCCGCGTTCAGCGGGGAGACATGGAACTTCACGGCGACCGAGACGGACGGTACTCGGGGTACTACACCTGAACATGAAACTCAAGCAACTGCTTTGGTGGCGAGACAACAGTACAGAAGACTCAACTTACGAGAGTGAAGTCATGGGGCGGTGCGACCATAACTTCGGAGACTGGACTGAGAGCGATGCGGTGTTCGCCTACACAGATGAAGCGAACGGACCCTACATCCGAGAAGGGCATCTGGTCTTCAAGCTCTACAGGACCAAGCGGCGTTACTGCGAGAACTGCGGAAAGCGGGAAGTTCGTAACTCCCCTGACGGACGAGCTACGGTCAAGCTCGATAACCTGATTCAGGATGGCCTGCCTCTGAGTGAAGCCTTCGAGAAGGCCGGGGGTTCTGATGAAGAGGGTGGCCGAGTGATCCTGAACGAGTCGGAGATGGAACATGAGTGAGGCGTTCCAATGCGACCGTTGCGGGGACTTCCAAACCGGAGAGCCTGAAGAGTCGGTCCCGGTGAAACGAGAGAAACGTACTCGGGAAAGAAAACCTCCTCAATGGGCTACTGAGTGGCCCAAGTACGAAACGAAAGTAGATACTGAAAGGATGGAAGCCGAGCTTTGCGACGAGTGTCAAGAGCGGTTGGCTAACTTCCTCCAAGGAAAGCTCGGTTTCCCTGATCCATGACGATCAAACTCCACGTCGAACACGAGATCATCGGTGGTGAAACGGTCCTTGAGAAGTTCGAGGGCGTGGAGTCGTTCATGGACCCACCGATGACCAACTCGATCATCGTGAAGTACGAAGACGAACGAGACGACGATACGCTGAAGTGCGGAAATGTAGTTCGCGGAGAATCCCAATGACTCACCCAACACCCACCATCCACGGCGACAACGACGACGAAGAACAGGACTTCCCGGTCATCCTTGAAGAGGCAGAAGAGGCTGTCTACGGGCGAGACGGAGACTACGGTACTCCGGAAGATAACTTCGCTACCATCGCGGCCTTCTGGAACGAGTACCTGATGGCTGGTGGTTGTGAAGACCCGAACATCACACCGAAAGACGTGGCACAGATGATGGTCCTGCTGAAAGTGTCACGACACAGCAACGGGTCGTACAACCGAGACAACGACTGTGACATCGCTGGCTACGCTGAAAGCTCTGCAAGGATCGCAAAGGGACAGCGTAACCCATGAAGCCGACCATCGCCCTCGACTTCGACAGCACCATCGCTGACACGAAGCTCGTCGCCTACAAGCTGATGCTCGGTGACGATCACGAGCGCGATCCTCATGAGGCAACTCATTGGGACGATCCCATCGACCGCTTCGGAGCAGAGCGATTCCTCTCCGCGATGTGGCACTCGTGGACCCTTCGACCGATGGACGTTCCGGTGACAGAACCCGGCCTTCCCGAGGTAGTCAGTTCCCTACGTGAACACTACGAGGTGGACATCGTGACAGCCCAAGCAGATCACATGGGCATCAGCGAAGGCAAGAAGAAGTGGCTTGCGGAGAAGGGGATCGACTACGATAACTTCGCCACGGTAGCGCCTACCACGACGAAGGCGCAAATGGGGTACGACATCTACATAGATGACAAGCCCCTGCTTCCAGAGCGAGTTAACAATCAACGTGGAAGCTCCAAGTGTTACCTGATCGACTGGCCCTACAACCAAGACGCCGATGGTGACTACATTCGAGTAGATACCGTCGCAGAAGCGGCACACCGCCTACTGACCTACAAAACCCCGGCATGACAGAAGACCAAACTGCACTTCAGAAGATCATCGACGAGGAACAGAAGCAAGCCATCATCGACGACCTGAGCGATCTCGACAAACTGCTCGAAAAGTCGGAGATCGACCGAGAAGAGATGGACGAGCTGACCATCACGATCCCGTTCCAGCCTGAAGATGCTGACATCGTGATCGAGGAGCTTCGGGAATGAGTCCGAAGGACCACGAACACGCTGACGTAGTGGTCGAACACGCCCGGAAGTACCGAGAGAAAGCGTTCGCTCCGTACTCGGAGTACCGAGTCGGAGCCGCACTCCTGACCGAGAAGGGGATTTATCGAGGTTCCAATGTGGAAGTCTCCGGTCGATCCACCTCGGTTCATGCTGAGATGATGGCGGCGTTCAACGCCGTCATTGATGGCGTACAGGAGTTTCGGCTCCTCGCCATCTCTCAGGATGGAGAAAACGAAGCACGGCCGTGCGGCCTCTGCCAGCACACCCTCGCTCAGTTCACCGATGAACTTCCGATCCTCGAAGACAGAGGCAAAGAAGAAGAACCAGCCGAGTACAGTCTTGCTGACCTGATCGGTCCCGCGTACAGTCCGAGTACGCAACACCCGGAAACGGTGACACGATGAGCGAAAACCTTCACGACGAGATCGACGAGCTTGCGATGGAGGTCGAACAGACAATCGCTGAAACTGAAGAGTATCTGGAGAACGGACCCGAGTTTGCGCCACGGAACGCTCGACAGCGCCGCCTCCGAAACAAAGAGAGGGCAAAACGGTGAGCAGTAAAAACGCTCAATGGGCGTTCATCTTCGAGCAGTTCGGGAAGGAAAACCTCCGCCAGATGCTCATGAAGGCCGCGATCAAGAAGGAGGAGGAGGGTCGCGTTGTCATCGAGTTTGATGGCGACGAGGCCATGAACATCACCGATCACGTCAACGAGATGGAGGACGATCTGTGAACAACTCCGAGTTTTGGGAAGAGTACGAACGTCGGCTACAATCAATAGCCGATGAAGTAGAACCTCAACTTCCCCAACCCGGAGACGAAGAACACTTCAACGGACGAGAGTGGTGCGAAGAAAACGGCGTTCCAGAAACCGTCTTCGCTGATGCAATGCGGAAAGCGGACGCAGATTGGGGCGTCTCACCGATGTACCCGTGGAGGGACAACTACAATGAGTGAAACCCATACCGACGAGAAGCTAAACGGCATCGCTCCGGGGACTACCCTCAACGTCTCTGATGAAAAACGAGAAAACGGCCTCGATTACGTCTCAAAATCGAGGATCAAGACGTACAAGCAATGTCCGTTCAAGTTCTACCTGAAATATTGGTGTGAGCATCGGCCACCGGGGACGATGGCGACGACTCGTGGAGGGCAGATTCACGAAGCGTTCGAAATCTTCCACGAGAACCTGAAAGAACACATCGAGAAGGCCGGGGAGGTTCCCGAGAGGTTCACGCCGCTCATGCCTGATGGCTACGAGCTGACTTCGCAATGGCTCGACTACATCGGCAACTTCTGGAAGTTCGAGCTACGGCGGCTCGAAGAAACGAAACGAACCCTGAACTACGCCTTCGACCGCCTTCCCGGTGGAAGCGTTGACTTCGACAAAGAGCTACGAGAAGCGTGGAGTCCTCTCGAAGTCGAGGCGGAGTTTTGGATGGGAGAACCGCCGAGTGACTATGGTGGCGACCCTGACTACATAGACTCTAACGGCCCGCCTGTCGGGGACATTCCGTGGATGGGAAAAGCTGACACCATCCTTCACAGCGCCAGCGTTCCGGGTGTCACCGGCTCCGGAGTCACCATCCTCGACTACAAGACCGGCTCCTGCCCGACGATCAAATACGAAGGAGCGCCCTTCCTCGACGAAGTGATGGAAGACGTGTTCCTCGAAACGGAATACTACGGCTGGATGGCCGAACACGTCTACGACGTAGACGCTGTTGCCATCTACTACCCGAAGGATGACGAACTGGTCGTCGGAGAGTACGACGTTCAGGAGCGCCGCTTCGACATCAAGAACGCGGCTCTTGGGCTACAAGAGCGACCGAAGTGGGACAACGAAGAAGCTGAAGGGCCACCGGGGAACTTCGACTTCGAACCTCAGAACCTCTGCCATTGGGGTAACGGAATGTGTCACTTCTACAATATCTGCCCGTCCACAGAAGGCCAATGAGTGAAGGTAACACACAGATCGTCCTCCACGATGAATCGCTCGATAAAATCGTTGCCATGCTTCGAGGGGAGCGCCGTTTCACTCTCTCGAAGAAGCGAGAGATAGCAAATACCATCGAAGCACAACGATGACTGAGGTGCAAGCCTCGATGGTTGCGATAGCAGTAATAATCCTTCTACTACTGCTATTTCCCCCACCACCACGGCCTAACCTGATGAAGGGGGTAAGCGGAACATGAAGCGCCAATGCGAGGGCTACTGTGGAGGGATGGTAGAAATCGAGAAGGCGCGGACGACCCCTGACGGAGAAAGGATGTGTCCGAACTGCTGGCGTCGTGCGATGAACAACCGAAACCCCGAAAACAACTAACAATGGCTGAACCAAACCCCGAGATCGTTGACATAGAACTGCGCCGAGACACCGTTGAAGAGCTGGTCGATCTGCTGAAAGACCCCGGAGCGTTCAACGGTCACAACCCACCGATGCCAACTGACCGGCGGAAAGCCGTAGCCGACCGACTCGAAGAGCAGGTCACAGCGCCCGATGCAATTGCCCTCTGCGGCCTTCCCGGTGCAGGAAAGACGCACGTCTCGAAGATGTTCTCCGAGGTGTACGATGCTCCGACCGTGAGCATGGGTGATGCAATCCGAGAGGAATACGAAATGAAACGAGGTGGTAACTACACTTCGGAAGACCTCGGTAACTTCGCGGGGTCGTGGCGGGACGATGCCCCCGAAGAAATCCCCGAGAAGGTCGTCGAGTTGGCTGATCGCTACTACCGTGGCGTTGGCAAGTACAAAGCGAACCAGAGCGACCTCATCATCATCGACGGCGTTCGTTCTGTCACCGACTTCGAAGTTCTCAACGACTACTTCGATAACTTCTACCTCCTCGAAGTGAAGTCGAACTTCTACGAACGTCTTCACCGTGTGCAAGAGCGCGGACGCGACGGTGAAGAGAACTTCAATCCGGTGCAACTCGCGGAGCGAGACATGAACGAGATCGACAATCTCGGCTTCCGTGAGCTTGTTGATGGAGACTACATCGACATCGTGGTAGAGAACGGTACGGGAGAGCAGATGTTGGAGATCAACCTGACCAACATCATCAGCAACAACCTCCCATTCGATGCAGTCAGCTACGAACCGTTCGGGTCGGTAATAATCGAGAATATGCCCGGTGTGATAGAAGGATAAGACTTAACTCTACGCGAGTATAGTCTTTAGAAGGAGGCCCTACCTCCTGTGTCTCGAAACCGCCCCCGGTGAGCGCACCGTGGCGGCGGGACACAACAATCAATCATGTACCCCCAAGTCACTCCCCTGCTGGAACTGCGGAAGACGATCAGTTGGCCGTTCGATCCCGCGATGGTCGTTGGGTTCGAAGGTCGAAACAAACGACTCGGCAAGAGTACCATCGTGATGAAAGAAATCATCGTCGATGACAACACGGTGAAGATTCCGATGGACTACGCAGAACAGATCGAAAGTGGAGATGCGGAGCTTGCGGTTCTGGTCGGAAATTCGGTGAAGATGCTGAAGCCGGAAGACTTCGAAGAGCAGTACCGCGAGGTTCGCGTTGCCGAAAATGGAGAAGAACAGTACATCGCAGAAGTGGACATGGACACCGCCCCGTTCCGGACGTTCGACAAAGATCGGGTCAAAATCTCAAACTAATCATGCTCGGAGACGTAGCCGCTCAGAAAGAGACGCTAAAGTTCGACGCCATCGTCCTCTGTCCGGAGTGCAACGGTCAAGCAGAGATTCGGGTGTCTCGAAAACAAGGAAACGGGAAAATCGAGTGTGGGGACTGTGGGATCGTCCGTAACGGTGTGATCCAGTACGGCGCTGGCCTCATCATCGGAGACATGGGCGATGACTGAAAGAGAAGATGTCTACATCACGACGACCGAAACGCTCTACCCCGGCGACACTCGCTACGATGAAGTAGTTGTCCGACTCTACGGTCGAACCCGCGACCACGAAACCCGAACGATCACCGTTCGGAACTTCCCTCCGTACTTCCTCGCCCGAGCGGAAGAACGCGAGAAGGTGCGCCCTGCCGACTACGAAGAGCTGATCGAGTACCAAGAGGTAGAGACTGATCCGCTCTCTGAACGCTTCGACGACTCTCCGGAAGACTTGGTGAAGGTTATCGCCAAGTATCCACATTCGGTTCGCAACCTCCGTCAGGAGTTTGATCGAACGTGGGGAGCCGACGCGATCTTCACCGAACAGTTCCGTGTTGACTCCGGAGTGAAGACCGGCGTTCGAGTCCCGAAGCCCGAACGCGACGGTCATGTCGTGGTCGAAAAAGAAGAGATCGAACCTGTTGAGGTGAAAGACGTAACTCCTCGCGTCTTGACTCTTGACATCGAGACGGACGACCGAGATGCAGGGTTCCCCGACCCCGGTGAGGCAAGGATACTGAGCATCGCGGCCTACGACTCCTACGAACAGGAGCAGATCGTTTTCCTCGATCTCGATGGCGAGAGTATTCCGGACTTCTTCGACCTTCCTGAAATCGCTCGTTCGGCGTGGGAAGACGGGAAGCTCGGCCTGTCCGACCTCGGGTTGGACGAACCGGACAAGCTCGTCACGAAGCAGAGCGAAGAGGCGATGCTCCGCACCTTCTCGGCGTGGGTCCGAGAGTCCAACCCCGACATCATCTCTGGCTGGAACAGCGGGGACGAGGCTAACGACGGCTTCGACATCCCGCACATCATCCAGCGGATGAAGAACCTCAGTTGCTCTCCGGAGCGTCTGAGTCGGGAGTCAGAGGTTGAGATCGACCGCCGTGGTGACGACTTCCTCCCCTCGATAAAGGGAAGGGCGCTATACGATCTGATGAACGGGTGGGGTGACACGAAGTTCACCGAACCTCGTTCGTTCAAACTCGACGACGTTGCGGAAGAGAAGCTGGACGACACGAAGATCGAGCATCCCGATATGGGGTACTTCGAGATGTACCGAGACGATCCGGTACGCTTCGTGAACTACAACGTCAAGGACACACGCCTCACGGTCGAGATCAACGAAGAAGAGAACGTCCTCGGCTTCAAGAAGCGGCTGAAGGACATGGTGGGGGTCGATTGGCGTCGGACCCATCAGAACAACGAGTACATCGAGATGTCTGTTCGCCGGAAGTGCCGGGAACACGACATTGCGATGATAACCGCCTACGATAATCCCCACGTCATCGAGGCGATGGAGAGTGGCGGTGACGATGTGAACTACGAAGGCGCTCACGTTGAGAGTGCGTTCTCCGGGGTCAAGAGGAACGTCTGTGGCGTGGACCTCGCCAGCCTCTACCCCATGACTCAATGGATGCTCAACGCCTCTCCGGACACCCGGATCGAGGCAGAGAAAGGCTCCGAAGAGTGGTGGGCGATGATGGAAGAAGTCGGGAAGCGGGAGGATGGTTCGTGGGACTACGTGGAAGCCGCAAACGGCCAATGCTTCCGTACCGACGTAGACGGCATCATCCGAGAGCTTGTGGACGAGTACCACGAAGTGAAGGCCGAGTTTAAGGCCGAGCGGAACGCCGCGACCTACGGTACTTCTGAGTGGGCCGAAGCCGCAGAAGCCTACAACGTCACGAAGACGATCTACAACAGCTTCTACGGCTACTCGGGGTGGGCGCGGTCCCCGCTTTACAACCCGGACGATGCCGCCGCGATCACCCTCACCGGCCAAGACGTTATCAAGGCCACGGCGGAATACTTCCGAAATCAGGCCGCAGATGGCGTGAAAGTGGTCTACGGGGACACGGACTCAAATTACGTTCAGTTCCCCGATGATTGGTCACAGGAGGAAACTCTGGACTACGCCAAGGATTCCTGTGATGATCTGACCAACGAAGTCTACCCGCCGTTGTGCGATGACTACAACATCCCACGGTCGGACAATCGGTGGGAGATCGAGGTCGAGATGAGGGCCAAGCGGTTCTTCATGTCGGGTTCGAAGAAGAACTACGCCTACCTGAAGATGTGGGACGAGGGAGACGACCACGACCAGAAAGTCGCTGACGGAAAGGGCAAGTTCGACGTGACTGGCTACCAATGCGTGAAGTCGAACTTCTCGATGCTCACGAAGGAGACTCAGGAGCAGGCTCTTGAGCAGATCGTTCGTGGAGCTTCGAAAGAAGATGTCGTCGAGACGGTCCACAACGCGGCGTGTTCCATCGACGCCGCTGATCCTGATTGGGACTACATCGGAATCCCGCAGGGTCTTGGTCAGAAGATCGACCGCGAGAAGGCCGGGAAGGACGACTACTATTCGTGGTCGAAGACCGGCGACCATCCTCGGGGCGAAGCGCCGCGAGCGGCATGGTTCGCCAACCACCTCCTCGACGTAGAGTTTGCGAAAGGAGACAAGCCGAAGCGTGCGAAGGTCAAACCCGGCCTCACCGTTGAGGGTGAGGAAGTTGACGTGATCGCCTTCGACTCCCACCGTGACCTTCCCGAGGATGGTCTTCGGGTTGACGTTCAGGAGATGCAGAGAAAGTGCCTCGAAAATCCGATGGAAGACATCCTCGACTCCTTCGGGGTCGAACCCAAGGCGGCGATGATGGGTCAGACACAAAGCCAAAGCGGTCTGGAGGCGTTCATGTAAAATGATACATCAAGCCTGCAAACAATTGACCAAAATGGGGTTTACTCAAGTTAGAAAATTCGAAGATGGGTACGGGACTATTGGCTATGGATTAAAATTCATGGATAATCCGTACATTCTCGTTGCGAAAGAGTACGCCTACAATAATCTTGCTTCGTTTATAGCGAAACTTGTAGTTGATATGCCTTCAAAAATAGACTATATTTTCTACAATAATGACGATGAAAAATATACTGTCTTTGATGGAGATTATCTAAGGGCAGAAGCCGAAGAGTCTGAAGGCCCAAGCAAAAAACGAGACTGCAAGTGGAGAGAAATTAGCTTAGATCACGGGGTTAATCTCCATGATTACATTGCCGGAGAGCAAAACCCATCAACCCTCTCCGGAGGCAACGAAGAGTTGGGGGCGTTCATGTAGATGCCTCTTCTCTACCTTATGGCGCTCACCATCTTTCTCGTTCTCTTCCTCAGCGCCAGTTTGTTGAGAGGAGAACGAGCGCACATCTACTCTCACGGCCCGGAGGATGTGAAGTGCCCGGCCTGTGGTGGTCGGTGTAAGAAATTCGAACCAGACTCACGACAGGTTACGCTGGAAACATTCAAATAAATTTCATGGTAGACGTAAGCAACTACGAAGATCAGATGCTCGAAAAGTATTGCGAAGAACACGATATGTTCTTCGTGAAGAACGCAGTTGGAACGTTCATCTGTCCGTTCTGCGAGGCAAGCACATGAGCGACATTAGCGTCAGAGTCCAACGACTGAAAGCCATCGGCTTCAGCGAAGAAGCGGCTGAAAAGATAGTCGAAGGTGAAGAGGAAGATGTCCTTTCGGAAAAAGAGCTGATGAAGTTCATGCACGCTTTCGAAACGGACAAAATAGAACCGATGGAACCGCTCGTCGAGAAATACGGTTGGATGGAGCTGTTCGACCGATTTCGGAATAGCATAGAGTGACCGATCACGTTCACGGTGAAGGTAGCTACATCGAGTGCGACCGCTACAACGTCGTCTCGGTTAGCTACTACAAAGATCGCCACTCCGATCTACCACCGGACCTCTCGATCCGGAGAGACTGCTACTGCGGCAACGAAGCTACTCACGTTGCGAGAGTCGGCTTCCACACCGTAGTTGAAGAACGAGACGACTGGTGGGACCGAACCCACAGTCGAACGTTCAAGGCGCACCGTTGCGACGAACACAGCTTCGAAGAAACCCAATCATGAACGAAACCTTCGTCATCGCAGAACAGACTTTCCACGTCGTCTCGCTCGTCGTCGGCTTCATCCTCGGACTCCTGTTCGCGTAATGGGAACGAAACCCTGTCCGCAATGTTCGAGAGAAGTGAAGCGAGAAGTTAACTACGGGACTGGCGCTGGAATGACACTCAATATTTCCGACTCTGAGTGCATTTGCATCGCCCCGAACTACAACCGAGCAATCATCCACGAGGACTACTAATGTACGAAAACGACACCTACGGCTTCACCGTTGAACTGAAGACTGACCGAAGTACGCAGAACCCGGACGAGACAGCGGCGATGGCGGCGAGGGGAGACTACATGAACGACAGTCTCGCCGGGGCTGACTTCGAGAAGGCCATGGAGGAAACCGACAAAGACCTCCCGGCGCTAATCGAAGACCTGCTCTACCGAGGCCACTTCGGTCCCTTCGAACACCCGCAGGCCTTCTTCGCTGTAGAGGGACTTTCGGTGGTCGTCGAGCGTCAGATCACGCGCCACCGTCACATGAGTTGGGACGTGCAGTCCATGCGCTACGTGGACTTCGACGAGGCCGCCGCGACCCTTCCCGATATGAACCCTGACGAGAACGAAGCCGATCTGCACTACTCTGCCGAAACGACCTTCGATAGTCACTACAAGGCCGCCTTCGATGCCTACGATCACCTCGTCGAAGAGAAGGGCGTAGAGCCGCAGAAGGCCCGCTACGTCCTCCCGCTCGGGACCAAGGTCAACCTCTCGTTCTCGGCCAATGCTCGGAGCCTGATGCACTTCCTCGATCTCCGCGACAACGCCAAGGCCCAACCCGAGGCGCAAGCTTTCGCAAAGGCTGTCGTCTCGGAAGCGATGGACTGGTCCCCGCTGACCTTCTCGGCGTACAAAGACGTACTGAACAACAACAGTCTCCGAGCGCCATAAGGTAAGACTTAAGGTGCGGAGACTCTTTTCTTAGGTTGAGTACACCCCACCGCAAACGGAAGCGACCATCTTCGGGTGGTTGCGTGCCGAACCTCGTTCAGGTCGTATAGGGGACGAGGATAGGAGCCGGGGACATTTCCTTGAATGGTCGTATATATCCTTCTTCAGTTAGAATAAGGATGACTTCCCAAGTCCCTCAAAGAAGTTCTACAGCGAGAAGGGTGTGGGGTCAACATATCGGGGTCAACACAGGGAAAGCAAAAAAGCCCCGCTACCCCTCAGGGGTTAACCCAAGGGGTAACGGGGTGAAGCTTTTGTGTCTGGAAAAGAATATGAAGTTATGGAGTTAGGGCCTCGGCAAGTTGCGTTTGTAATGTCCGAAATGGAACGTATCGAAAAGGATGAGTCCCGCCAGCCGACAGAGAAAGTTGAAGCTGGCAGGATCAGAGAACAAGCCGAAGCCGCGATCACCGAGTAACCATTGCTGTGAAGCCAAACTCCCGCCCCGAACCCACCCGGTGTAATCTATAGATCGTCGAAGTCGTCGCTAAGTTCTTCCAGCTCTTCTTCGCCAGCAGTTGCGTAATTAAATCCTGATACCACTAACGCGCCAATTAGATAGATCGCTACCCACGCTTCGGTTTGCAGTCCAGCCGGAACGTAAGTTGAAAACAGTTGATCGAGGATGTTCTCCATCGTGAAGACGAGAAGAACGCTACTTAGAACATCTGCGGGAACAAAGAAGTCTGCGATTCCAAGTACAGCACGTAATTTCGTCATCGTTACGTAAGACTTAACTCTCCGGAGCTTGATTGTTTATTCATGCTTGATTTCTCCAGCGTTACTGATCGAGTCAAAGACCTGTCGGGCTACAAACACCTTTCTGGTGATGATGAGATCATCGAGTTTGTCTGTCCAAAGGAACTCTATGGTGCTATCCCTGAGCCAATACCTGCAAACAAGGTATTGCCCGAATGGTACAAAAAACTCGAAGGCAAACTCGATAAGAACCGAGCATCAGATTCCTCTGTAAAGCGTTGCGCCCCTTTCATGGAAGCCATGACGATGGGGTGGATCATTCCACTTGCCGGGGAAGTAAACGTGGAATCAGATGAAGATAGCAATGTTCGATTTGATTGGGGGTTTAAAAAAGACCTCATTGATTCCCATAGTCCAGATCAAATTGGAGGGGACTCGTTCCCGCTCGATGATTGGTCTATTTACAAGTTCCTCAATTATTGGTCGATAAAAGCACCGGATGGGTATTCGGCTATTATCACCTCTCCGATGAACCGACAGAATCAATTGTTCCAGACCTTTTCGGGAGTAGTTGATGTGGACCAATACTTCAATACAATAAATGCCCCATTCCTCTGGACTGGAGGTGAATGGCGAGGTGTTTTAGATGTCGGGACTCCTCTCGTTCAGGTAATTCCGTTTAAAAGAGATTCAATGATAACAGATGCAAATGTACGATCCATGACTGAAAAAGAAAAAATGGATCAAGAAACTACACAGACCAAAATCACTTCACATTCATCTGTTTACCGAGATGAAATGTGGGTTAGTAAAACGGGAACACGAAACATTCCATCAACCGAAGATATTGATTCATCTGATTCAGCCTGTCCGTTCCACCGTTAGTAATAAAGACTTAACTCCCCCCTGAATATTTCTTCAGCAAGGATGAGTAGCCAAATTGGACAAAGGCGCTTCGGGTTAAACTGAAGTTCATCGGAGTAGGGAGTGCTGATGATCGAGTGCTATCTAATCGCTCTTTCAGTAAGTCCCCGTACACTCCGGATTCCGGGTTCGAATCCCGGCTCTTCCGCTATCCACACTTCGACCAACCGCACTCTGGACAGACTGGACAACTACCGCCCATGAAGACCACACCGGAGCAGGCAGGTTGATTAGGATTTGGGCATTGAACGTACTCTCCCATCAATCCCCACCCTTCTCGCTGTCGGACTGTCCGGGGAGTGTCTTGTCGAGGATCGTTTTGATGCGACCCCGGCGGAGTGCCAGCGCCACGAAGAACCCGTGGGTCCAGAGTAGGATTTCCACGGGGTTGTTCATCGCTACGTTCGTGATGAAGTCGATTCCGAACATCAGAGTAGTTTCTTTCCGATGAGATAGCCTACACGCCAGTAGTGCTTCTCTTGATTGTAGTCTTCGCGCTCTACGTCTTCTGCGCCGCAGTAGACACCCTCAACGAAGGCGTGCCACTCTCGGTAGGTGAGGTGAGAGAGCCACGGGAGAGATGTGTCTACCATGTCGTCGTTTTCTTTGACCATTATTGAGTTTCAGAGGCAGAACCGATGTCTTGGCCGCTGATTACGTCCCACATGTGAGAGACGGCAATTTCAAGAGCATCGAGTTGACCTTGAGTGTCAGAGTTAGATTTTGCTTCTTCGTAATCGAAGATAGCAGAGTTGATTTCAGAAACCTTGCTTTCTGTAACAAGATTCCGGTCCAAAACGCCTTCTCCTGCATCTGACACGTACTCCTGAATTGTATGAGGGTACTCTGCTTCAGGATCAGTTCTTACTTCATCAACTACGGGGTCGATTGGACCTTGGTAGCCTTGCGGAACTACCAAAATGTTTTTTTCAGCCATTATTGGATTAGACTCATGTCGATGTGCTGAAGGACACCATCATCACCGGGTTGCGGGCTTCGGGGTTCGCCGGGGGGTCCTCCAGAAAGATTTGTTTGTGGAAGTTGTTTGTTAGTCGAAATGACTAAAACCAAACCACCACCGCCGCCGCCACCGCCACCGCCATCAAGGTAGTTATCTGTTGCACATATACCACCTTGGCCTCCAGTTGCTTCAACAAGTAGACTGTTAGAAATGTTTTCACAAATTATGGCGATAACACCTCCAGCGCCACCACCACCAACTCCTGCAACTATCGGAGTGTTAGCGGATTTTCCCCCCGATGCACCTTGACCGCCAAGACCACCACAGGAACCTCCAGCGCCACCTCCTCCAGAAGAATCTTCGCTATTTCCGTCGTTTGTATTTGCAGGCTTCCCACCACCACCGCCACCTCCGGGTAGAATTTTCGCCATCGGAAGTGAAGAAACGGATGCGGATGGAACGATCCACTCGTCAATCCAGACTGAAAGGAGATCGCGTGAAGTTACGCTACCAGCAGAGACTCCTCCATTTCCGACCGCAGTTGAGTAACTACTATTTTGAACAGCGTCATTACCGCCACCAGAACCAGATTTTATGATGTTATCTGATGATCCAGCAAGAGCAGGGGGAAGACCCTTTTCTCCGTAACTATTTAAGTTATTAAACCTATCGTATCCCCCAATGTTTCCACCGCTTTCTCCATTGGATTTAATAGTCCCGCTACCCACTATTTCTTTTGCCATCACAAAGAAACAACCAGCGCCATCTCCGGCTTTTGGATAACCACTTGAACCTGCCCGTTTGTTTACGGTTATTGTTCCTTCAATGGTTAGAGTATCAGTAACTTGGAGAACAGAACCGTGGGGTACAGTTACGGTTACTCCAGATTCAACGGTAAGATTCCGATACGAACCCATCGTTTTGAGTGTCGTATTGGAAGAAAACGTTACGTCTCCATCTATTGCGGCTCCGTAGTTAACAGGCATGATTATCGTGAGTTGAGGTTGCTGATGACGAACTGATTGCGGCGAAGTTTGTTCTTTTCAGATTCCGTCAATCCGTGCTTACCAGCACGAAGCGTCCAGCGACGGAAAATGCGGGAAATTTGTGGTTGGTTTGCGTTGTTCGAGCGCGAGAACTTACAACGAAGTTGGAAGTTATCGCTTTCGTTGATTGCTGTCGAGAGGTCTTCTCGTGGTGAAATGTCCGAGATAAGGACATTTCCGGCGGGGTCTTCTACGTCGATGGTGATTGTTTCACCTGCGAAGGTTCGATCTACGTCGAAGATGTCCCATCCTTGGTTGTGATCGGGAATAGCAGGAGAAAGTACAACCTCTCCTGCTTCACGCGCCCCGGTGTGGAGATCGTCAATGAAGACCGAACGTGCAGAACCAGAATTGCTGGTTTCGTTCGTGAACTCCACGTCCTTGTAGTTCGAGTTTGCGTTCGTGTTCAGAGGGACCGTGACAGTAGTACCGTTAATGGTAACATCTGCTTGATCGTTCGGGAAGTCCCAATCGACCTCCATCACGTAGTTCGTGTTGGGGTCCCATCCGGCGAGTAGTTCCGTCGTTGTTCCGCCGCCGGGTTCTGTCCAGACCACAGGACCGGAGTTGTCGTTGAACCGGATGAATCCGATTCGCGTTCCCCCGTCATCCGAGAAGGAAACGCGGACGTAATCACCACTTGTTGCTACGTCGAGGTCCATCTGAACCGTTGCCTCGAAGTCTTGGATGATTCCTACTTTCCGAGTTAGTGTGGCTATCTCGGTCGCCCCCGAGGACGGAAGTTCACCAGAAGCAGTTCCGCTGATGATAGTTCCAGTCTGTTGAGTCAGAGTCGCCGGAGTAGGCCAACTCCACTCAAGGTGGTTGGGCTTGATTCCGTCCTCGAAGTTAACGACTGTCTGCTCCTCGATCAGCCTGATGTTTCCGTTGGGATCAACGAAAGTTCGAGGAGGAACTTCGTGCGTAACCGGGTAGATAGTAGAACTATTGAAGTCAGTCTCCTCCTGATAGTTTACATCAGGCTGAACATCGTACTCCGAACCATCAGAGATGTAGAGCAGGCCGTTCGAGTCTTTATACCACGAACCTCCGTTTGCGAGATCAGTCGGTGTACTCGATTGAACGTAAGAGAAGCCACCAAGTTCGTCGGCTTCGAAGCCGTCCACCTTGTCAGCATTAGCGACCTTCTCGCCGTTATTCCCTTCCGTAACATCTACCAGATGAAGGATGTCCTTCGAAGCATGGTAGATTAGGAAGTTCATGTACTCCGCAACGAGCGGTTCTTCTTTGCTCCAGTACCACCCTCCGGGGTCCGCCCGTTTCTCAGACGGAGCCTCGAAGGTTGTCAGTTCACTATCGTATGCCATGGGTTATGTATCGAGAAGGCCGCCGGGAGTTGGTCCATCGGGGATGCTCCCATCGTCGTTTAGTTCGACCGGCGTAATTTCGTAGCCAGTCCAGTTCGCTGTCGATTGGTAGTTTGTTTCGGAGATCGGGCGAAGCGGCCCATCGTACATCGCTTGTACTGTCTTCCCTGCCGCGCTCTGCCGTCCTACTAAGTCAGGGATGTCGCTGTCGTTCAGGGGATGGGCCTTCACGTCTTCATAAGGAAGGAAGAACACATCTCGGTTCATGTCGTAGAGCTTCGACCAATCAGCGTACCACACCTGATCTTGGTCGATACTGAACGTCGCGGAGAAAGAAGCGAGAAGGTCGCCTACGGTCCCCGAGGATGTGTTTAGTTGATACCGAGCAATCGTTCGAGCGCGGTAGTGTTCAACCGATTCATTCGCTTTCTTACTGACACCAACCAGAGTTGCGAGACGGTCGATCTGTTCCTTTGTCCGGGCGTTCTGGACGTTTTGCGCGTCATCGACTTCGTTGAGGCTATCCTCAATTCCATCGAGTTGGTTCGCAACTGCCCGGAGGAAGTCTTCGTTACCCCTTCCCTCTTCTTTGTTCAGATAAGCCGGGAGAGAGTCGATCAACCACTCAAGGTTGTCGTCGTAGTCTCCGGGTGGGCTGGTATCAACAGTCATGAGTTACTTTTCAGTTGAAGTTAGTGTGAGGTTCGGTGCGCCATCTCGTGCGTCTGTAATGGCTTGTTCGAAAGCTCCGATGTCGATGTTGGAAGTTCCAGTAGGATCGTCAGAGAGTCCGATTTCAAGACTCGATACGTCGTAAACGCCGGGAACGGAGCGGAGGGCGTATTCGACTTCCCCGTACAGAACGTCGTCGTTCGTGAAGAGCTGACCGTCCTGCTCGAAGCCGGAGTTAGTGTACCCTCCGATGTAGTCTACGATGGAGTCTTGGGCGGCCTCGTCTCCGGGGTACTCTTCCGGATCGTAGGTGAAGGAAGCGTCCACGAATATTTCCACCTTCACGGACTCCGAGAAGCCAACGGGGTGTGTCTGGCCGTTCGGAAGTTCGGTTTCGATTTCACCCTCAACTACGTAGCTGAGAGAATCATCGAGAGCTTGGCCGTTGACTCCTGAAATCGAGGGGTCCCCGACAGCTTTCGTATCCATTACCGCTTGCGCGGCGGCTTCCCGAGTATCCTGTTGACCATCGCTCGTAACGATCAGTTCGAAGGAGTTAGCCGGGAGTCCGTATCCCCGACCATTCTCGTCAGGGGTGTCGTTGATGAGGACTGTGACATTGGTTACACCTTCGACAGACCTCACGCCAGAAACGAGGGCCGGACCCGTCGCCTTCGCGCCGTTAGCCAATTCTTCTTGCGCTCGTTCGCGCAATTCGTCGTCAGTCTCGGGGTCAACACCTCCGATGATAGCTTCTGCGTTGTCTACAGATTCAATTCCACTTACAGAAGAATCGAGAGCGTCAATCATCCCGGCTCCGACGTTCCATTTTGCGCCGGGATATTCGGCCTCGATTTTTGCATCAACCGAAGTTGTGCCTTCAGTCAAAGTGACTTGTTCTGTTGTCACGTATCGAAGTGGAGTGTTGCTGACAGTCTGGACAACCGTTCCTTGCGGAACTGGATAGTCCACAGTTGCCGGGTCTGACCGCGAGAAGGTCGCCGTCCCCTCCGCTCGGATCGCTCCGTCTCGGGTCACTCCGATGAGAGCTACGAGAAGGTCGAGAGCGGTCCCTGTGGCGTATTCAACTTGAGAGGCATCGAGGATAAGCCCGATGTCTCTCTGCGTCTGTGCCAGCCGTGTAGCTATCGGACGGTACAGTTCTCGAACAGCCGATGATTTCCCCGGTGGAAGGTCTTCGTCCCACTCAGCTTCGAGGTCAGCGATCATCACGTCGAGGATCGCGTCAACTGTATCTTCTTGGAACCGCCCGTCTACGATGTCACCCATTAGAGATTAGTTTGTTCTTGGAAATAACCGCCTGTGTCGTAGACGATTTCCACAACGATTGTCGTTTGATTCTGATTCGATCTGTGTACTGAAAGATCGGAAACCGATTCTATTTCGTCGAAGTAAGCCGCGACCCGAGTGACCTTCTGACGAACTTTCTCCGGAACTGTTTGAGAAGACTCTCCTAAGTCCTGTAGCTGAAGTCTATTCAGAAGCACCACAACAGCCTGTTCGAAGGCTTCTCGACCTTCGACTGTTCCAATGTCTCCGGTGTTGTCATCGGAATGGATCGAAAAGAATTGATTTAGGCTAACATCCTTCATGTTGTGATTGTGAGATCGCTACCACCAGAATCCAGAATTTCTGCTGTTCCACCGCTACTTGGGTCGGTGGTACTGTCACCTTCTCGCATTACAGGCTCGCCGTTAACCGTGAAACCGTGGTCCTGATCGGGAGTGAGATCGTGGTCTGTGTAGCCTCCACACTTCGGAGGATCGCCGGAATAGGAGTGCGCGTGGCTATCGAAGTGCATCACATCAGAGTGATCTGCTACAGGAACGCCATTGACTGTGAAGTCAGTATCTCCATCAGCGTCTTGGACTTCACCGGGAACCGGCTCTTGGCACTCTCCGGGGTGTCCAGTCGCTTCACAGTTCGCGCTAACGACTGCGACTTTTTTAGTTGGCATTTTAATTTTTGACCTTCACGTCAACTGTATCTCCGGTTAGCTGAAGATGTCCAGAAGCTTCCAGAGTCACGTCGTAATTGTCATTCTCGTTTTTCCTGAAGGCGAGTTTCGTTTCGCTATCGAGCTGAAGGACGACTTCCCCCTTTTTCATCGAGTCAGGGAAATTTCCATCCGGATTTCGAGCGATGACTTCGGTGATGAACCGTTCATCGTCAGAAAGTTTAATCATCCCGACTTTCTGACCGAGCTTCGGCATTGCATGAAATCCATCAAAGGATTTCGTCACGGGAACATTGTCGTACTGTGTGTTTACCCGAATAGGCTGAACGTCACAGAGTACCACCCCCTTTTTGTATCGAACTGCTGTGATGATTCCGTGTTCCATTAATCTCTGGTTCGGACAGACAGTTCATCGTCTTCATCTACTTCGACGACTTCACCGTCTTCATTAATTCTTGTATTGGGTTGGTTCATGATAGAAGACCTCTCGAAGGGGTGATCCAAGAAGTCGGGAATGATGCCATCTGCGTCGAGGTACACGTCTTCCTCTTTGAGGAATTTCCCCGACCGTGGGTCGAAGAAGCGAAGGAAACTTCCGACCTGCATATCTTGAAACATCGAAATTTGGACGTTCATAGTCCAGTTTCCTTGACTTAGTTCGTGCGTGATCCCGTTCACATTGTAAGCTTCATTATGAACGTGACCACCGAACGGAGGTTCAATATCAGGATCGGGACCATTCAGGCTTCCCGAATCTTGTTGTGGGATTTTGAACCAATCGTCATTCGGAACTAACTGAAGAACGTCACCAATGTCCAGATCAACAAGTCGGCTGACTTCTTCTCCCGAAAGCTCGGGAACGATGTCTACCGAACCGTTGTTTTGACTTCGACTCTCTTCCCGAAGTTGTTTCAGAGCAAGATCATCAAGAGAATCCTTCTTGGCGTCTACGTCTTTCTTTTTGATAACCCGGCCTTCTCGCTTATCAACATTAGGTCGAACAGCAACTCCTTCTGCTCGATAATCCCCGAAACCACGTTCGTTTTCGTCGTCATCCGAGTTTCCGATAGCTTCGCTCTCTCCTGTTTGGGTGAACCAATCTAAGATGTCATCGGTACTCCCGATCCCCTCTTCGTCCATCCACCTTCCCTCAATGATGACCGCGTAAATCGGGTCTTTCGGATGGCTTACGTTGACAGCATCGCTATCGTAGCGCCAGACCCGAGTGTCGTCAGGAGCGGCGATGTGAGGCGTCATCATCGTCTCCGGAGTCCCGACCCACAAGTTGTGGTCTTCATCAGTCCAAGTGAGAAGACCAAACTGCTTGTTCATCTTCCAGATCGCCTTCGCAGGGCTGATGTTGTCGAAGTCGAGAGTGTATTTGCCCTTTATAACACGTTCATTCTCCCCACCTTCTCGCTCTATAATCGTGTCAACGGGAACCCTGATGATCGGAACCGGGCCGGTGTTGATCCGTGAAGGGGTGAGTTGAGTATCAACCTGTTCGGGGATGCTGAATTTGATGTCCTTCAGGAGATTGTTGTTGCGTTTTTCGAAAACGTATTTGTAAGCGTCTTGAAGACTTACTTCTCCCCATTTTTTGTCAACAATCCCTGTGTCCAGAGATTCCTGCATATCGTGAAGCTCGATATGCGTAGCGTCGTCACCGTAGGTTACGTAGTCGGGTGCGAAATAAAGTGTGTGAAGACGCTCACCGTTGAACATGATCTCAACAGGCTGTGCCTCGACGAGTTGAGCATCATCGTTCTTCGGATCGGTGTGTTTCTGAATCATATCCCCGACTTGGTTATTGAACTGAGCGCGTGCGAAGTCAAACTCCCCACGCCTCATTTTGAATGTCATCTCGTAAGGAGCGATTTCAAAACCGCCATGCGTGCCGGAGGTTTTCGGAAAGTGGAACGTCCAGCGGTTTCTCGAAGATGACATTATTGGAAGGGTTGGGTGTTGTCGGAGTTAGGAAGCTGACCGTTGTCTATCGTGTTTTCGTCGTTCACGATGGCAGAAACGATCTGGTTGTTAGTCCGGTCGTTCTCGTCGAAGCCGGTACTAACAATATCTATCGTATATTTGAACTGCCATTGTTCTTTCAGAGGGTCGTAACCCTCGGGATTCGCGTCTACCTCTCCACCCTTCACGATGGACTGAATACCACCTGTAGGATTCAACGGAGAGTAGACTGAAACCGTATCGTTGTAATCGAGAAGTCGTTTGAGAGTCCCGACTTGCTCTGCGAGGACGATCCCCGCGACGTGGAAATCAGGATTCTTCGTCTTCTTGATTGTTACTCCTTCACCACCGCTCTGCTGACCGTTTCGGTTCAGTTCCCGCTCCTTCTTCTGTGGGAAGCGGTCAGGGTAGTAGTATGGAGCGAAGGAGAAATCAGCGTCTTCCGCTTCTACTTCGAACGGAAGAGTTTCAGTCGGATCATCAGGGATGTCCAGTTCGTAGAGTGCTTCTTTCATTTTTATGATCCGTTAAGCTGAAGGCCCGCTGGTTGTCGAAGAGCTTGAACCAACTTCAGGATCAGGAGCTTGCATCGCTTTGTTTTCTCCCTCCAATCGACTGAACTCGGTTCGGAACCGCTCTTCAGAAGCGGAGTCCATGTCTCCGTAGTTCGTGAAGTTGTACTCGTTGTTGATGGTGTCTCCCTCTCGCGGGAAGCCACCTGCTCCGGGGCCGCCTTCTCTGATTCCATCATTTCCAGCCATGATCGAACCTGCGGCGAGCGCACCAGCACCGACTGCGATTGCTCCGACTCCGGTAAGGGCCAAGGCCGCCGCCGTCGTTGCCGCCTGAAATTGAAGGGCGGTAAGCTCCATGATGAGAGCTGTGACGTGGGCCATCACCGTTGTCAGTCCCGCAATCATCGAGCCAATGAAGCCAGCACTTCCGAACATACCGAGCGCGGAGAACGCTCCGTAAGCGGCGAGGCCGAGCTTCGAGAGGACTCCGATGGTGAGGTAAGCGACCGAAACGAAGCCCAAGATCGCAACGACGATCTTGTTATTCAGCAAGGAACTGAATCCTGCGAACAGTCGAATCACAGGACCGAGGGTTGAGAGAACCCGAGCGATAGCCTTCGAGACGTTGAAGAACGTAACGATCAGGCTCTTGAGAACCCTACCGACCTTGATGAAGAGGTCCTGACTACGATACGCTTCGTTGAAGAGGAACCTGAAGAAGTTCAGGATTCCAACTTGCGTCAACTCCAAGAAGCGAAGTGTGAGTTGTGTGATCTTGTCTTCGTTCGAAGCGATCAGAGAGATGAAACTCTGAAGACCCGAAGACAGAGAGCCACCAGCCGCGAAGACTGTATCTTTGAACGAAGTTAGTTTTTGAAGCTCTTCAGAGATCGGCCTGATCGCACCGGGAATACGTTCGAACGCTTCAGCTTGGATTGGAGCGAAGAGCCGTGCAGTAGGCTGAATCGTTTGGAAGATTTGACGTTTCAAGCCACGGACACGCTCTTCTGCTGAAGCGAACGCACCACTCATGGATTCGGCATGGCCGATTAGACCAATCCCGATCATCGCAACACCAGCACCGGCCACGGCCCCCATCGCGCTTGCGACACCGAGAAGGGCGGGGGCCAACGCCACGGCGATGGGAATGAGGGCCGCGAGGACCTGCATATACTTACCCATCGTCGGCTTCAGGCCGTCGAGCCGTGAACCGAACCCTTTGAAGACCTGAGAGTGATCGTCCTTCTGGAAGGCCTTGAAGAAGTCCGTGTCCATCTCCCCGTCATAGACCTCCCTCATGTCAGTATCGGGAGTGTCCATGTCGGGGATGGGAGGTCTGAAGTCTCCTTCAGGCATCCCACCACGGTCTTCGTTGTAGATGTCCAATAGTTCCCCATCAGAAAGTTCGGAACGACGAATATCGTCGTTCAGTCCCGCATCGTCAAACTGATGAAGACCGTCTCGACCAAGACCGAAGCTTTGGGTATTTTTCAGAGCATCGAGCTTCGCTTCAGCGAGAGAGTCTGCGAGTAACTCGACGAGAGGATCGTTGTTGTTGAAGTCACCGAAACCTCCACCAGTTTCCGGAGCATTGATGTCCGGATTTCGGTCCATCGCCTGTTTGAGGCTGACCTTTCCGAGCTTCTCGGTGTCTACACGAATTTCTAACCCGTCTCGCTGAAGTTGGCTCCGAAGACGACGCTCCAGAGTTTCCCTATCAGCGTTTTGGGTGTAGACTCCGGCATCAGATGCGTGTTGTTGCACCTGTTGCCAATCCATCGAACTGAAGTCCTTCTCTTCAGTATGGAAGTTATCTCCGGGTCCGAAGTTCGCTTCCTGAGGTGCGGAGATGTGATCGTATTCTTCGCTCGTGAGACGCTGTGTCGTCGTATCGAGTTTCTTCGAAATCTCTTTCAGTTGATCTTGGTCGTAATCACCAAGGATTTTGAACTGATCTTCGTTAAATCCAGACGCAGAAGCGAGGTTAGCCTTGAATTTTTCTTCGTCGAAACTCGACGACATTTCACCAGCGACCGGCCCCTCAAGCATTTCTTCCAGAATGTTGTTGAGGCCGCTAATCTCGCTGACTTTCGGACTGCGGTCACGGGGAGGATCGTCCCCACTACTTTCCCCGTCGTTAGTTTCCGCGTCAACGTGGCTGACTTCGATCTCAGCGTTCAGGGCGTCTTCGAGATCGTCAGCCGCTTGGCTGAGACTCTGTGCGATCCCATCAAGCTTCTTATCGAAGTCGATGTCCCCGAGTGCATCCATCGCTTCAGCGATCTCGTCGGTGATCTCGCTGAAGTCTGCATCGGCGTCAATATCCAGATCATCAGCCGCACGTTGCAGAGCTTCAAGTGATCCGGCAATCCCGTTAATTCGGGATTGGACACCCTCAGCGTCAAGGTTAATGTCAATATCGACTGCCATTAGTTATCGTGGATTTCGTGATCGGGTTGTTCGGATTCGTTGACGTACCGGACGGTTTCTTCACCGCCCATTCCATCGCCACCACCAGCGCGAGAGTTGCGAGGTCGGCTCGGCTGTCCACCACCGCCGCTGTTGTTCCTCGCTTCTTCGCGTTTCCGCTCTTTCTCTTCAGCTTCCTTCCGTTGAGCGGCGTCGAGAACCTGATTCTGAAACGGAGTCAGGTCCCCCATGTGGTCTACACCGGGAAGGTCGGTGATTCCATTCGAATGGTTCTCTATCCTGTTTTTGAAACTACTCGCCGCCCCCATCTCTGCGAAACTGCTCGGCCTTCTCGGCGTCAGACGAGATTTCCAACACCCGTTCTGCGATCACGAGGGACTTGCCACCCTGAAGCATTTTCAGAATTTCAGCGACACCCTCTTCGTCTTCGCCCTCTGCGATGCCTTGGGTTGTGTCGATCCCCGTTGCCGCCGCTTGGTGCATGATGGCGACAAATTCCTTGTCGAACTGCTCGGCGCTGATGTTGCCCTGACCGTCCTTCTCTTCCTCCATCGCTTCCTGAGCTTCCTCGGGATCGAGGCCAAGGCGCTCTTCGAGGAAGGAAGCGATGGGAAGGAACTCGGGGTCTGTCAGCGGACGGACGTAGAGGTCGCCCTCCAACCCGTAGTACGTGAAGTCCTCGATGACTTCACGATAGTCGTCACCACGGAGTGCCATCTCTCGGAGACGGCTGATGTTCGCACTATCTTCTTCAGGCTCTTCTTCAGCAACAGCTTCGGTGTTCTCTGTCATGGTTAGTTTGTTTCGGTGAAAGAAAAGCAGAACCGCAGTTAGCGTGCGCCAGCGAGGTCCGCGTTGTCCGTCGAACGATTCATCGCCATCCAGTCGAAGGCAGTCTCGGTGACTTCTCCCGACCGAACTTGGTAGGACTCCGAGTTGACCAGAACTGTCGTGTACGTCTCACCCTCGCCGTTGATGTCGTGGGTGATGCTGATACTGACAGGGACCGGAGCGCCGGACTCGTCGTAGAGAATGTCGTTCAGCGAAGTCGTTTCTCCACGGAACAGCCGAGTAAGCGTCGAACCCTTGAACATCATCGTCCCCGAATAGGAGATCGCGGTGATGCTGTAGCCGGTAGCCTTCAGGCTCGACTCACGGACTTCCGTGATGTCAACTTCCTTCGTGGTGTCGAGGCGGGAGATCGGAACCTCCTCAACCTCAGCGGCACGAGAAGCGTCCTGCTCGGCTCCTCGTGTAACGACGAGAGTGATCTGCGCCGCAGACTCGATACGGTCAACTCCTTGGGGTGCGTCAGGCATGAATTAAGTTAGTGTGAGTTAAGTCTTGGAGAGTTAGTTGATCTCTCCAATCCGGACCTTGTTCTCGATGAACCGGAGCGGGTCCGGAGCATCGAGGTCCAGTTCCAGCCGCGCCCGAGTAGCCGACTCTTCGAAGACCCGAACATTGAACGCATCAATGATGTCGGACTGCTTCATGGCAGTAAGCTGATCCCCGATGAGGTCAGCCAGAGCGTTACGAACAGCGGGATCGTGAAGACGACCGATGAACGGCTGTTCGTTCTCTTCGGCCACTTCGTAGGTGTAGTCAAGCGCGAGTCGCTGGAAGCCGTACTTGATGTTCGACTCGTCTGTGTTTTCGTCGGTGACTGTCGTCGGATCGTCCTTGATGACAGCACCGCCGGTGCGGTTCTCAAGCGGAACCACGTTCTTCTGAATCAGCGAACCACGCTCGCTCTTCGAAAGCGAGACAGACAGGCGCTTGTCAGTTTGAAGCGGCTGACTGATGGGCGCACGATTCAGGCCGAGACTTGCTCGCGTTCCGGCGTAGGCGGCCAGAGCAGACGAACGATCTTCGTACCGGGGCGGATACTCTACCTGAACACGGGACGAGTCGTAGGGATTCTCGAAGCTGTCCACATCGAGCCGACCACCATCGGGAGTGACCAGAGCGATTGTGTAGTTCTGCTCCGTGGACATCTCCTTCGCGGTGTCCACAACATCCTGCTGAACCGTCGCTTCCTCCTGAAGACCGATCAGGAAGTCCGAAGCTTCGGCGGCCTCCTGATTACCGGCGAGGGTGTCGAAGGCCGAAGCGTAGTCGAAGTGGGTGTAATCAGCCGTGAGGCCAGTCCCCGTATCCGCACTTTCCGGAAGCTCGACTTGAGCCTGAACAGGATTGACGTAGGCTTCACCCGCTTCGGGAGTCTTCGTCGAAACGTCGCCCTCGACGAAGATCGGTGTCAGCTCAGTCCCGTCAAGGGTGAGCGTGTAGTCCGCTTCGATCTCCGAAGCCGGAGCGTTCTGAAGGTCGATTGTCGTGGTCGTTTCTCCGCTGTGATCTTCCCCTGTAACGTCAGTAGACGGGGGAGCAACCGCGAAGACAGGAGCCGCGCCTTCTCGCAGTTGGTCCAGAATTGCCGTAGTAATGAGGCTCGTCTCCGGGGGACCGAATCGAGACTCCGCAGTTGTGTCTCGACCGACCTCGTAGACCATGCCCTCTTCGGCGGGGTTGTTTGCGTTGTTGAGGTCAGCAGGGCCGACCATGAGGATGTCGTTCGGGGATGTCCCCGAAGTCTCGATGGAATTGCTGGAAGACTCTTCTGTGATGATGCCGGGTTCGGTTTCGTCGCCGTAGTTGTTTACCATGTGTTAAATTTCCTTGACGGTGAAGTCGTTGACAATCTCTTCGAGAGTGTCGTAGCTGTCGTCTTTCACTTCGTGGAAAGAAGTGATCCGGAAGGACTGACGAAGTTCAGTCTCGTCAGATTCAACGAAGTTGTGGTTAATACCCGTTGAACCTCCGGGTTTCACGCTGTTCACGTCATTGTGAAGCGAGAGTGGATCGCGCTTCAGATCGAACAGCGTATTTCGAAGTTGATCGAGCAGAACGTGAGCCTGCACGTCGTCGTGATGTTTGACAAGCACTTCAATCCGAATCGTGTAGTAAAAGCGGAAATACCGCTTTTCAGTATCGTCTTCGGGATCAACTACTTGTCCGGCAAAATTACTGTTTTGCCAGTTGTGGTCAGTCGTAGACCAGTCTTCGAGAAGGACGAGGGGGACCGGATGATCGTCTGGACCTCCGGCGGTTCGAAATGGAGCTGAAAGATCGGAGTCGAATCGAGCAGAAAGAACCTCGATTAATTCTGTCAGATTCATTAGACTCCCCTCTTCCGAAGCTCATTTTGCATATGCTTCTCGATCTTCCCTTTTACGATGGTCTTACCCATCTGCTCAAGGTAGGATTCCGCTTCGCGCATGAAGTGAATCCCTTGATACCCTTCATCCTCCAGTTTGCCCTTCACCGCGAACGTCGTGAGAACTTCAGCAGTCCCGTATTCTTTAGCAAGTGCGCGAAGCGGCGCTTGCCAGTTTTCGATGTGAGACTGCCTCGCCAAGTCCTTCGTTTCGCTATTCGGTTCGAGCTGATCGTCTACCCAAGGAATGAGTGTCTGAATCGTGGGGTTAGTCCCCGGAGGAAGTCCGTTTTCAACGGATTCAGCGTGAGGCGCTGTGTTCGTGATGCTCCCTTTCCAGAAATAGCTCCGATTAAATTCCCACTCGTTTTTGACGAAGCTGTTTTTGACTTCACCCTTCCAGACTCGACGATTCGGCTCGGACATGATGCCGTCCTTCGCCTTATCGACGCCCTCATCGAGCATCCAGTTACCAGTATCTTCGAGGCCTTCCATCAGACCTTTACTCAACGCTGGTTGAACCTGATCCGCTCTTTTAACGTCGATGTCTATGTCTATGTCACTCACGTTACTGTTCTCCAGTTTCTTCGTTCAGAACGAGTTGACCGAAAAACTCAACGTGCGTGTCATAGACCGTGTGAGCTTCTACTTCGTAGGTTTCGTCACCGTAATCGAGACGACTTCCTTCAGGAGGAGGATCGGGTTGGTTAGGCCCGGTTGGAACAAGGAAGACTGGTTCGTCTTCGTACCTTGTTCCAGAATCGCTTATGATCCCTGTATTTCGGTTTGGGTACGTCCGGAAGGCGAGGACGGTTCTATCTTCTACGTAATCTTCTGTGGGGTTTCCGAAGCGATCCTCACCATCTTCGACGTAGAGGTAAACTGGAACTTCACGCCCAACGCGGTGAATCTGCGCCGCAAGTGAGCGGAAGTAACTCACAGTTCGAAGTCCCCACTACTCCCACCGACCGCGCTGTCGTCACGGGCCGCTGTGAACGCCGGAGCTTCGTATTCTCGATCACGGGCGGGAGCCGTGGATCGCATGATGTTGCTCGGCTTGATCGAATTAAGGGCGCTCTCTGCTTTACGGAACCACGTCGTAACGTCGTTGTCCGATTTAGCAAGAAGAGCGTCCTGATTGACCGCGCCAGCCTGAAGGTCTTGAGCATCAAGCTCTCCAGTTTCGGTCTTGGCGAAGAGGCAGGTGTACCAAAACAGAGCGTCTTGAGCCGCCAAGGGTTCCCGCTCCGGGTCGTAGAAATCGTAGCTCGGCTCCAGCGCCTTCTCGATGCGAATGTGACGTTTCGCAGTCTCGTAGGCAGTATCGAGGCCGTCGTCCGAAAGGACCATCGTACTGGTGTAGCCAGTAAACTCTCGAACGTCCGACTGTAGTTCGGTTTTATCGTTGAACATAAATCAGTCAAACGGCCTCGTTAGGCCGATTAGTTGTCGGTGAGGTTCGTCGCGTTGACCTCAACCGCCGCGAGCGGGTCCGCCATGCGACACCCGTAGTCTGCCGTCGCGTTTGCACCGAGAAGGTCGCCCGGACTCCGAACGACCGCGCCGTTCGGTCGCGTGACCTGAACAGGGCGGTCTTCGAGGAACTTGACCGGAGAGTCGTTCTGCGCCTGTGTGACGTAGAACTTGTCGCCCGCCATCCACGGAGACTCCGTGAGGGCAACGTTGTCGATCACGATGTCGAGATCGCGCACGTCGGACGAACGCATCCCGGTCGCCATCGGGATGTGGTACTGAGCGTCCCACGACAGTTCGTCACGAAGACTTCGCTTGAAGCTGTTCGAGACGAGAGCCACGAACGGACCCTCCATGCCGTGATGGGTCAGCTCTCGCTTCGCCTCTTCGATGTGTTCGTGCGGATCGTAGGCCGTGTCGTCGTTGCCGTCGTCGTCGAAGAGCGCGTCGGTGTCTCCGAAGACGTGGTTGTGGGAATTGTCGAAGCTGTACTCACCGAAGTCACGGATGTCATACCATGCACCCGAACCGTCGATGATGCCGTTGGTCAGCGTGTTGTAGATGAGCTGTTCCTCGGTGTTCTTCGCACCAGTCAGGAGGCGACGAAGCTTGTTGAGAATCTTGGACGAAGAAGTACGCCGGATGTACTTCTGCGTCATCCCGAGGGACTTCGAGTAGGTGTCCGACCGAATGGTCATCCACTCGTCTTCGTAGTCCTCTTCGCGCATGGAACGGGGCTGTTCGCCCTCCGCGATCTTGTCCCAATAGATGTCGTCACGACGAGGCTCTTGGTAGAACGTCTGCTCGCTGACCGTTTCAGCGAACATCTCCGAGAAGGGCTTGTCAGCCTCGTTGTAGCGGTCGAAGAGGGTCCGCGCCATCTCCAACAGGTCTTCGATATTCTTTCCGTCAGCCGTGTGAACTTCGTGTCGGCGTGCCATTATTAGATTAAGAGTTAATTAGCCGTGTTCAGAGTCTTACGCCAGAACCTCGTAGTCGGCGTCAACCTCAAGGAACAGCCGGTCCTTCGCGTCGTTACCGGGGTCCAGTTCGTTCTCGACCTCGGTCGTCGCAACGCCGAGAACCTGAACAATGTCGCCCGAACCCGAAGGCTTCGTCTGTGTGAAGCCACCACCGGGAGCCAGATAGACCGGCTCACTCGGCTCGAAGTCCGTGTCGCCGTCGTCGTTGACCATCTCGATCCCGCTACGAACGACCGTAGCGCGGTCGCCCGCCTTCGTGCGGTTCTCCTCGTAGATTTGGGCCTCCACGTCGTCCCACGGATGGGCGTTGACGCCGCCGTACTGACCGGCAGGAAGGACTTCACGAGGGAACAGAACGCCGACAGCTTGGATCGCAGTCCCGCTGTCTGCATCAGCGCGGACAAGCTGAGGCTCTGCGCCCGAGTTGTCAACGCCGACAGGAACGCCCTGATTCTTACCCTCAACCTGAACGTTCGAGAAGCCGGTTCGGTTGAGAGGCTGTTCCTCACCAGTCGCAATGTTGAAATCAGTCATTTATGATTGAATCCCGTTTTAGAAGTTGACACCCTGCATCTCGCTCAGGGCATCTTCCGCGAAGTCTTCGTCATCCTCATCGTCGGGGGTGGGAGACTTCGTACCGAAGTCATCGAAGTCCGAACCGGACTCGTCAGCTTCGTCTGTCTCGTCGCCGGTTTCGACGCCATGATCGGCAACGAAATCATGCCACTCCTGAAGCTGGCCGAAGGACTGCTCCTCCAGAGCCTCTTCAGTCAGCGGGACTTCATCGAAGGCTTCCGCCTCGGTGATGTCATCGAGAAGGGCCTGTCGCGCCTCCGCGAAGTCTTCGATCTTTTCATCAACGCCGTCGAGTGCGTCAGCCGCGTCCTCGAACTCAGCGACGTTGGACTCCTGTGCATTTTCGAACTCGCGGATGATCTCTCGAAGCCGTTCGGCCTCGAAGTCCGCCAGCTCACCGTCGTAGGTAACTTGTGTGAAATTCAGGTCCATGTTTAGAACGTGATGTTGTTGGTTTCTACCGCAGAGTCCGTCGCCAAGTTCTCGCCTTCACTCGATGGGTCATCGAACGTGAGAACGGACGTGTCGATCTCGAAGTCGTCGGCCTCTTCCTCCACTTCCTCAGCGAAGTCTTCAGCCGCTTCATCGACCGCTTCAGCGAAGGCGGTAGCAACGCCGCCTTCATCGTAACCGCCGGGGAAATTGACAGTCGAAAACTCGCGGAACTTCCCGTCTTGCATCTCCGGTTCGCCGTCGTCGTTGATTGCGGCTTCGTAGTTGCGTCCGAAGCCAAGCGAACCATCACGAATTTCGGGCGGGTCGTGAGTGTAGCGAGCGATTGCCTCCTGATGGTTTTGCGACCCCTCAACGTTCGGAGTCCGGACCATCAGCATCAGATTATCCAACCGATCAGAGAACCACGCATCCTTCACTTCGCCAATACGAGCGAATGTGTTCTCCGCGTCGTGATCCTTCAGGTGAGGCGGATTCGGGTCGTAGTCCTTTGCGGCCACCTTCCCGAGGAAATCCCCGGTGATCCGAACCCCATTACGTCGCTCCGGAGGTCCCGGCTCCATCGCCTTGAAGATAACATCGACGCTCTGGAGATCACCGTTCTCGCGGTTCTCTCGAACGCCATGCTCGTTGAAGCCAGTCCCAACTCGGGCCTGAAACTCTTCGTGGCTGAAGTCAACCTCTTCAGCAGTAGAGGCGCTGAAGGCAAGCTTCTCGTCGATTTGTAGTTCGTTCACCATAGTTTGAGTCGTGTGAGTTTGTCAGAAATCCAGATGATGATGGAACCGAGGCCGACTGTCACCGCGTTGATGATAGTCGTGTTTCGCTTGACCTTCGCTTCGAGGTCATTAATGTCATCTGCGTTCGAAGAAACGTCGTCAGAAATTGCTTCGAGATGAGATTCGATGTTTCGGGTTCGCTCGTTGATTGCACCTAACTGTGCGTGCGACCCCTTGACCTCCTCGTGAATGTCGTCAAGTTGTTTGTGTTTAGAATCGTCCATGAGTAATTAGCCCGCTTCTTCCTCTGTTACCGAACGCCTATTCCGACCATTGCTTGAGTCGGAATCCGGAGATTGCCGCGAAGTTACTTCGCCGCCAGCAGACTCCGAGCCACCTTCGGTGTCGGTGGGCCTACCACCAGAGGGATTCTGAACTTCATCACCTTTGTTCGCCAACGCTCGCAGGTTCTCAAGGTGATTTCCTGCGTTCCATAGATCAGGAACCTCTTCAGGGTCAATTCCAGCCCGCTCCGCGAACGCTTCAGGTGTCAGCAGGCCGTTGTTGAACAGATTGAGGAGCTTGTCGATCTCCAGCCGCTTTTCCGCCGAACTGTGTTCCCCGAACTGAAACTCGGGAACAGTACCTTGGAAATCCGCATCCAAACCAGCAGTCCCCGTCAGGAGACTCATGATGATTTGGGATTCGACGGCGTTCTTCACGCGAGTCTGAAGCCGACTCACACGCCGCTTGAACGAAGGCATCGCAGTCGTCGTCTCTCCCTGCCCACCAGCGTCCATGTTCATCAGAACACGAGGAACGCCGAGGCCGGTGACGACACGATTCTGGAAGTGTTGGAACGTCTCTTCCAGACGCATTGCGCCTGCCGTAGAGTTGGTCGAAGTAGTGCCTACGATGTCTGTCTCAACGTCGTGAGGCGCGGCGAGCATGGTGTCAGGACCGATGCTCTCCACGTTATCCATCCAACCTTCGACCTGATCTTCCGTCCAGTTGTGATCCTCGTCACCGAGCTTCCAGAGGATCGGAGGGTACGCCTTCGTCGCAATGAAGCGAGCGTAGTCGATCTCCATGTCTCGAAGCATATCGGCCTGCTCCGAGATCGGCTCGATCAGAGATCGTCCGAAGTCGTCCCTCGGATGTTTGAGGAAGGTTAGCTCCGCAACTTCGTGTGGTTTGTATCGAATACCGTTAGTTCCGCTCGCGCCGCTACTACCACCAGAAGCACTCCCACCTTCGGGAGTTTCAAGCTCGTAGAATTGAAGCTCGCCGTATTTGTCTTCCTTCCGACTCATCCGCTTAGTCGGGAGAAGTTTCGGCTTGAACTGGCCTTCCTCGACGACCAGTTCCATGAAAGCGTGCCCGTCAATGGCCGCGTAGATGACCCAATCCACGAAGACTTTCCAAAAGGAGGAGGCTTCGAGAAGGCGGCGAAGCTTCGCAACGTCGGACATCTGCCCTTGGCCGTCCCCTCCGGTCTGATCCGGAAGGTTGCTGGAACCTTCTTCAGAAGTCTGACCGTCAGGGTTAGCCCCGACGCCATCTTCTTGAGCCGCGCTGTAAGAGCGAGAAGCGATGTTCCAACCATCACCAACGATCCAGTCCACTAACGTCATCACAGCCTCTCGAACGTGAGGGTCTGTGTACGCTATCTGACGGTGTTCCTGAATCGTGTTCTCTGGAGCTTCGGTAGCTCGCTGACCGCCGACCGACGACGATCCCCCACCCGTACTGCTACGGATGACGCCCTTCGGGGAATCAGTATAGAAGTCTGCATCCTCCCCTTCGGGAATTTCAGGCTCCCGAAATTCTCCAAGTGGTTGACTCATTAGTGTTTGTGTCGTCGGGTGTAGGACCGTCCCCGATCCCAACTTCTGTCAGAAGTACCGCCTCGTTGACTCGTTCTACTCACGATTCCCGCAAAGTCTCCATCTTCCCGACTCTTATTCTTACGTTGAGCGCGGACACTATCCTCTCGGTCAGTAGCCACGCCTTCTCGCTGTTTGGGAGTCGTGTTGCGATCTGCGTCGAAGTCAGGGGGATACGCACCCAAGACCAACGCCATCGCCATGTCGTCTTTGCCCTGTGGGGCGTGCTTCTTCCCCGAGAAACGGGGCTTCGAAGTCTCGTGACGTTGTTCCTTCACAATCGCCTCAAGCTGGTTCTGGACCGGATCGTCCGGAACCAACGTCATCAGATCGTTGTGAAGCGCGTAGTTGAAGTCGCCCATCATCCGGGCGATCTCGTCTTTGTCGCTGAAATTGAAGCCGTTCGCCTTCTTCCCGAGTCGGGCTTCGACTTCCTTCTGGAAACCCTTACCCGGACCCGTCTTGTCCAAGAAGACGTGATCCACGCTCATCTGACCGCATAGGCGTGAGATGTATTCCGCAACGTTGGACGGGTCGTTGACCCGTGTACCTTCTATCCCGACCGCGTGGAGGTCCTGATGGTTAAGAAGTGTGTGGAATCTGAGATAACGGTACGCTCCGACGTGTTCGAACACCGCAATTGCGGTGTCGTCCCTGTCGATCCCGATGTCCACGCCCATGACCATCTTTCCTCCCTCTCGGGAGTGCGTCATCGGGGACCATCCGCTGTATTCACCGAGAAGGTCGCCGTTCTCACCAACACGGGCCGCTCCGCGTTCTGCGGCTCGATAGATTCCTTCTGTAGTGAAGAAGCGGTACTCGTCAGCGATAGGCCGACACAGGTACTCCTGTGCGAACCCTTGCGGGTCTTGCGCTCGTTCGACCTCGACGGACTGAACGTCCATGTCTGGTCGAACCGGCTCGACATCCTGATCGTAAAGCGGCTCGTTGATGTCGATTTCTTCGGGGTTCTTAAAGCTCGGCTGTTTCACCGAGATAACCCCATCGTCTCCCTTCGGCGTCCCGCGTTCGTGCGTCTTCAGGAAGCGGTCGTTGTTCGCCCTCGGGGTAGACACCTGAAGCATCTGCCGGTGACTGCCGAGGTTGATGAAGGGCATGAACGCCTGCATGGTCGCGGCCTGATCCTCAAGCCACGCCATCTCGTCCACGAAGACTGTCTTCGCGGAGTCCATCCCACGAGCCGACTTCGGATCACCGGAGAAGGCTCGAATCGTCGCGCCGTTCGGGAAAATCAGCTTCGCGTTGTTGTCTTTTTGGAGCCAATCTTCAACTGGCTCATCCACGAACCTCGCCTGCTTCAGAAGGTCACGAATGTCGCCAATCCGTTCCTCGGACTGCCCCTTCGTGCGTGAAACAATAGCGAAGTTCGCGTCTGGCGTTGTAAAAGCGTCAATCGCCAACGCCACACAGAAAATGAACGAAACCCCAATACGACGACCCTTGTAGACGTTCGTGATCGTCGCGCCGCCGTAGAAGTAGGCGTGAAGGAGCTTCGGCTGGTACGGATAGAACAACCGAAGCGGCTCCATCTGTCCAGTCTCCATGTTCCGTGTTCGGAACACGTCCTGAACGATTTCCTCTGGAGCGCCACGCCATTTCTTCAACAGCCCGGCCTTCTCGCTGTCTCCATCTTCTGCGATAGTTTCAGCGAGTTTATCCATGTTAGATGTCGTCGAGGTCGTTCATGTCGCCTTTCTCGTCGCCTGTAGCGAACGCTGGTTCTGTTGGCATCAGAGAATCCTTCTCTGCGTAGAGCCACGTATCTCCACGCCCCCGAGCTTCGAGGACGTGATCCTCCCTTGCGAAGGAGATGATCGTTTCGTACTCTTCAGGGAGGTCGCCGCCTTCAGAAACCGAGCGTTCAGCCGAGTTAGGTCGATCCCGCATCTTCCTTCGCGGTCTGACCCATCATGAAGCCCTGAAGGAACGCCGTTCGCGCCATCGCCAGCGCAATATCGGTGTCCGTCAGGCTAACTTCAACTGTTCGATCAGCCATCTTCCCCTTCGAAGGTCAGATTCTCGTCGAAATCCGGCTCTTCAGTTTCAGCGCGAACCAACTTTCCGTCTTCGTTGACTTCAACAGGTGTTTCTGTCATGTTTGATCTCGGAGTAGGAACGCACTCGGTTCGTCGTGGTGATCCTGCTTCGGAACCGTCGCCGTCATGTGACCGATCTGGTCACGAGGCCGAAACTGATAGTGCCGACCGCCGCACATCGCCACGATTGGACCCCCGAAGCGTTGCCGGAGGCCTTCCAGCAGTTGAGGATTGATGAGTGCTTCTTCGTCAGGCCAACGGATCACATCTATATCACCGATTAGAGTGTATCCGCTGGAGAAGTTTTCAGCCATCATCGTCGAACTGCGTCGGATCGTAGTCGTTGTCTCCGTCCGAAAGCGCCTCGCTTGCGATGTCGGAAACAGCGTCGTCCTTGTCAGCCTGAGATTCGAGCGTATCCATCTTCTGACGCTCCTTCGGAGTCAGGCCAAGTTCCTTCATCTGGTCTGTGACTTCAGACATCAGAAGTCGGTACTCCCGCGAAAGCGGATTCTCGACTTCTTCAGTCTGTTCGCCATGTTCAGTCGGAATCCGGCGAATATGGACTTCACCTTCGTCGTCGATGTAGTCTTCAGCTCGAACCGAACGAACCTCGTTCACCGCAACACGGCGAAGGATTCGATAGCGAGCAGGGTCTTCCTCTTGCGGGGGCCAGTCGTAGATTTCAGGCCAACCCTCCATGATAGAGTCGAAGAGCTTCTGCTCAGATTCGTCGAAGTCCATAATTAAATTGTCATCCTCTGCTTCGAGGCCGTGTTTGATAGCCGCAGTTCGCGGGTCTTCCAGATGATGCTTCTGCTCGTGACCGTTCTTCTCTACGTCGCCGCCGTGGGAGTGGCAACAGACCGCGAAGGCCGCCGCGTCCCTCGGACCGCCCTCGTAATCCTCTTCGTCTTTCTTCGCCGCACGGCGCTTACAGAAGCGTTGCTCGCCGTCGTAGTGATCGGGTTGTTTTGCGATAGGATTCAGACAATATGCTGTCTCGAAGGGAATCCCCTCCTCCACAGAAAGAGGCTGATTATAGTATTCGCCTCGCAGAGCTTGAAGCTCTTCTTTGTCTGCTCCCGTGATTTCCCTTGCCGCCATTATACTCTTAGGTATTACTTCGTGTTTAACAGCGAGAAGGCCGGGGGTCCTACGCAAACCCTCTGATTAGATACTTCTCCCTCCGAGGTTAACCCCGAGAGGTAGAACTTTAGGGAACAACCCTTGGAAGCCTTCCCTCAGAGGGAACACTTCCGGGGTGGGATGTTCAGGACATCCCTCCACTACTATGAAAGGTAACTCGCATATATACCCACCCCCCTTGAACACTTCTGAAGGCACAATTTGGAGGAAAAAGGGGTAAATATCACCGGGAAAGGGGGCAAAATCGGGGAAATTACCTCGAATTTGGACTGCGAGAAGGTCGGGCGCGGCTCGCCCGCAGAACTGCGTCGGAATTTGCCGAAAAATGGGCCAAAAATCCCGATTTTTCCAATGCGATTTGGATTTCAGAGAACCCCCACCCCCTTTCAGTCTCCATAAAGACTTATCTCCCCTCGATTTCGAGTTATGATCGTGAAAGACGGCTCGCACATCTTGGAGATGTCCTTCACGCTGTCCGAAGAGCAGATAACAGCCCTGAACGTCCTCGATGAAACGAAGGACCCGGAAGTCCTTCATGCCCTTGGTAAGTATTATCAGAGTCTCGCTGAGTTTCACCGAATCTACCATCCTTCAGAGGAGATCGACCCCGAAATTCAGGCTGAGATGGCTCAGTCACGCGGTGAGGGTTACTAAAGCTTTTGCGGGCACGCAAAGACGGTGTAATAACCCCCCAATCCTTCATCCTTCGTCTCAAGGCTTCACCCTTCAGGTTTCATCGCTGGCCCCCCATCCCCCCATGTGCATCCATCACATAGATAGGATCGCGGGCCTTCTCGCCGCAAATCCCGTATTTCAAATCGTAAGCATAGCCATACTCAGCCCTTCAAATTCGTTACTTCAGGATTTTCACCCTTCATCCTTCATGGTGTTTTGCCCCAACCTCCGGGTTTCACCACTCACAGCCTCTCTTCTTCTGCATTTCATCGCTTCATTCCCTGAAATTAGCCGTTTTACCCCACATATTTCGCCGGTTTCACCCCCGGTGGTCACGGTTCATGACACCCCTTCCTGATCTACGGTCTGAAATTTCGAATTTGAAGGTTTCAGTAACTCTCTGTACGGTTCTCCCTCTCAAAAGCTGGCACGGCGAGATGCCGTCTGTCACCGTCTCAGAGCCTTAGCTTGGGAGAATCTTGAGGTTAAGGTTCACCTAAACCTCTCAGATACCGATTCAC